AATCTTCTGATAATTTAGCATAACGGCTTATTTCTGACCAAAAATCTTCTGATAAACTTTTTTTATAATTAGGATATTCCTGTTTATACTGCTTAATAGCATCTTTTAACATATCTTTTTTATTCATTTTATATAACCTTTCTGCTTGAATTCATTAATGAAATTGGTTGATAATGTTTGGTAATATGGAATCGTATCCCAATCAACCCTATCCTTAAATTCTCGTATGAAATCTTCTGATAATGTTTGCTGCTCTGAAATATAATCCCAATCAACCCTATCCTTAAATTCTCGTATGAAATCTTCTAATAGTGTTTGATAATATGAAATCATACCCCAATCAACCTTGTCTTTAAGCTCTCTGATGAAATCTTCTACCAGTACTTGATGCTCTGAAATATAATCCCAATCAACCCTATCCTTAAATTCTCGTATGAAATCTTCTAATAGTGTTTGATCTATTGATATATTTCTCCAATCAACCCTATCCTTAAATTCTCGTATGAAATCTTCTGATAATGTTTGAAATTCTGAAATAGACCCCCAATCAACCCTATCCTTAAATTCTCGTATAAAATCTTCTGACAATATTTGATGTATTGAAATACAATGCCAATCAACATTATCCTTAAATTCTCGTATGAAATCTTCAGATAATTTTTGGGTCCATCCTATTCTACCACATTGATCATTATTAAGAATTATCCTACAGAATTGCACTAAATCGTTACCAGATAGATTACTATCATAGTCTATAGCAGAATAACTCAATACTCTTTTGATCTCTTCATCTAAATTTATGTTACTTATAACAGTATTACTTATATTACTAAAACTATTACAATGATAATTAGGGTCAACCGGATGACTTAACGTATTACAAAAAGTGCTAAAGATATTAAAATTTTTACAATTTACACATTTCATTTTATATAACCTTATTTACAGATCAATTTTTGATCATTATGTAATATCCGTCTCCTTCGTAATCACGATAAAAAAGATAAGAACCATCTTCCGTTTTTAGAAAATCTATCGCCAATTTTTCCCAATTTATATGTTTTATTGCGATTTCCGGCAAAGTGTACCTTGATAACAATTTTATTTTTGCAAAAGTTCCCAAGTTTTCACAATAACCGCTATACTGGTACTCTCTAAAAATTTTTTTCACTGCATTTAAACAATTTTCTTCATCATAGACGGCTATAAAAAGATCTCCATACTCTTGAAATAAGTTAACAACATCAAGCGCATAGTCTAAACATTCTTCAAAAGACTTATTTTTGAAATATTCTAAAATAGAATTTACAATAGATTCTAATCCTAAAAAATCTTGTACATATATTTTATTTAAATCAAAACTACTTAATGCATTTAAAATCTGACTCTTTTCAATATTTGTTAAATTTATAGTATACTCTTCATTTTTAAATTCTACAACTAGTGCGCAAAAAAAATTGTGATTCACACCTTTAGTTAACACTTCCATTTCTAAATTCTCCTTTTGATAAACCGTACCTTTTTAGTACATTTTTACCAACTTCTAATTAAAATATAACTATTAAATAATAAAATGTCAATATCTTTTTAAACCAGATATTCTTTTGGAAGACTAAATTTATTGCTTATCTCTGCCTCATCCGTTTGTTTTTCCACTGTGTAGCTAAGCCTTTTTACAGTGTATTTGTACAAAATTTCAGTAGCAGACACAGCATCATCATCCAAATCTTTTAAAAAAGAAATAGACATTGACTGTTTAAATCCTTCACATTTTTTTAGAAAAAAATTTATATAATACTTAAACAATCTAAGGATTTCCGCCTTATTTGGCGCATGGTCAAGCATTACCAATCTTGTACTTGTTCCACACAAAGAATCGTGCAAATAAACTATCCAGTATTCTTTTTCCATTGAGCCTCTTTTAAATATCTTCTGAAAAAATTATTTCGTTATTCTCACGTAGATCAATTGTTTTTCTAAGGCGGTTTAAAGCTTCTTTACCAAACTTTAGCTTGTATTCATCTAGCGTCCAATTGTCACGAAAGACATAATCAACATAACATTCAACCCCTTGTCGCAAATCAGATTTTAAATTAAATATAACAAAATCCTGAATCGCCTTATATATATTGTCAGCGTTAAGTTTAAGTCTTTCTACCCAAACATAATCGGTATTATTGATAAAATCCCAAGCGGTTACAATATGGTCAAAAGTGTATTCTTTAATCATAGTTTTTTCCTTTCTAAAATAGCTAACCTGTAACAGCTATAACATACTCGTCATAAGTACAGCATGAAGAAAGATAATCCTGATAAAATTCTCTTTTCATCGAAAAAGGCACATTATCATCGTTTCTCCAAAATTTTTCTGTAAAATCGTCATAAGATATTTTTTTAGGAGTATCCTTATTACATTCTTTACAAAGAAATTGTAATTTAGATGCCCTATATCGAGCATTTCGTTCTGAGCCACATATTCTACAATACATTTTTCTTATCTCCTTTTTTGTTTGTCGCATCTTCTATTTATAATATAAGATGGATTTGGTGGATTGTCAAGATTTTTTCAAATATTTTTAAAATTCATTTAATGTACCCTTTCTGCTTGAATTCATTAATGAAATTGGTTGATAGGCTTTGATATTCTGAAATATATTTCCAGCCAACTTTATTCTTAAATTCTATAATAAAATCTTCAGATAATTTTTGATATGCTGAAATACAACCCCAGTTAACTTTATCTTGGAATTCTCTGATAAAATCTTCTGATAATGTTTGATGCCATGAAATGTTATACCAATCAACTTTATCTTGAAATTCTCTTATAAAGTCTTCTGATAGTTTTTGATGACATGAAATATATTCCCAATCAACTTTATCTTGAAATTCTCTTATGAAGTTTTCTGATAACGTCTGATGTATTGAAATATAATACCAGTCAACTTTATTCTTAAATTCTCTGATGAAATCTTCTGATAGTTTTTGACACCCTGAAATACAAGACCAATCAACCTTATTCTTAAATTCTCTAATGAAGTCTCCTGATAGTGTTTGATGTGTTGAAATATAATACCAGCATACTTCATCTTTAAATTCTCTAATGAAATCTTCTGATAATGTTTGGTACAGTGAAATATTATTCCAATTAACCTTATTTTGGAATTCTCTTATAAAATCTTCAGACAGTTCACAATTTATACCTATTATTTCATAAAAATCTTTTAATAAGTATTTTTTATCATTAGGATATATCTGCTTATATTGTTTAATGACATCTTTTAACATATCTCTTTTATTCATTTTATATACCCTTTCTGCTTGAGTTCATTAATGAAGCTGGTTGATAATTTTTGATACTTAACTATATAATTCCACCAGTCGACCTTATCTTCAAATTCTCGTATGAAATCTTCTGATAATGTTTGCCATGCTGAAATATAATTCCAATAAACTTTATCCTTAAATTCCCTTATAAAATCCTCTGATAATATTTGATAATGTGAAATACCAATCCAGCAAACTCTACTCTTAAACTCTCTGATAAAGTCTTCTGATAGTTTTTGATGACATGAAATCCGATACCAATCAACCCTATCTTTAAATTCTCGTATAAAATCTTCTGATAATTTTTGATGTTGTGAAATATAATCCCAGCTAACTTCATCCTTAAATTCTCTGATGAAATCTTCTGATAGTTTTTGATGCCATGAAATACAATACCAATTAACATTATCCTTAAATTCTCGTATAAAATCTTCTGACAGTGCTTGATAAAATGAAATCCAATCCCAATCAACATTATCCTTAAATTCTCGTATGAAATCTTCAGATAATTTTTGGTGCTCTGATATACAATACCAATTAACATTATCTTTAAATGCTCTGATAAAAGCTTCTGGTAATTTAACCTTATAACTTATATAATCCCAAAAATCATTTAATAAATCTTTTTTATAATTAAGATATTTCTGTTTATACTGCTTAATGACGTCTGTTAGCATATCTTTTTTATTCATTTTATATACCCTTTCTGTTTGAATTCATTAATGAAATTGTATGACAGTTTTAATTCCATTTTTCCGACATAATAAGCCCTTGTTTTAACTAAAAAGTGAATTAAAACCTTTGTCTTTTGTTAAACCACATATTGCTTTAGCTTCCGAAAGAGACATACCCGCTTCCAATAATTTCTCTACAAAAATTTGCGCTTTAAAAATAGCTGCTTGTTCTGAGGTTGCTGCTTCTACTTTTTGATCCATAACTTCATTATAAATACTTATTATTTGAAATTCTATACCTTGTTCAAGATAATACAAATTAGTATGTTTAACAGCTTCGTTCGTATTTGTATTACTTACAGCGCTATTATTTGTATTACTAAAACTATTACAATAATAATTAGGATCAACTGGATGACTGAATATATTACATACAGTACTGAAAATATTAAAGTTTCTACAGTTATTACATTTCATGATATTTAATCATTTATGTGGTCTATTTCACCGTTAAATACATAATAACATTCATTTAAATTTTCTGTAACAACAAATAAAGTCAATAATTTTTCAGAAGACAAAACGTCTGCGATTTGATCGATACACTCGCTACAAAGTACACTTAAAAAAGAATTGACAATGGCTTTTTGGCTAGATTGTAAATTATGCCTTAAATAAAGAAAAATAGCAGTTTCGAAAAAGCTTGATTTTCCTATAAATTGGGGCTTATACAAGGCTCTTAGTTTTTCCGCTTTATTTCTTGAAATTACAACCATTTTTCTTTCTCCTTTTTAGTTATATCCCGTCTTCTATTTATAATATAAACCAGGCTTGGCGGGTTGTCAAGATTTTTTCAAAAATTTTTTGATTTTTCTAAGTTACTGATAAGTATTTGATTTTAATAAGAATTGCTTGACTTGGTATGTCCAAAATATAAAAGTATTTCGCTAAAAAGTAATTTTATCACAATTTATAACAATTAACCTTAATTAAAGCAACTAATTTACACCACAAATTATAACTACAGTCCTTTTGTAGTGTAAACCAAAGCTGCTCGATCAAATATTTATTGTAAAAAATTTAAATAAGATTATTCTTGCACTTCCTCTAGTAGTTTAAAAACCCCCAAGGTATCACCATTTTCATCTTTAAATGTAACAACGTCTTGAACTATTTCACAATAAGGGATTATCATTCCTGCTGTAAAAGTTTCACTCAAGTTCTGAATAAGCTTAACGTTCACACATTTATAACAAAGAACGCCATCTTTTTCAAAAATTTCATAAAGATCTTGCGCCATAAATGCGCTACTTACAGTAATTTCAATCATTTATCCTCCAAAAATAAAACCTGAATACTCTAGCATTCAAGATAATTTAATTACTCTTTAACAACCTTTTTGCCCGTTCTACAAGGAAACTAACATCATTTTTTTCTTTTGCTAATTTTTTTGCGGATAAGGAAAGAATATCGTACAACTCTTTTCCATATCCAGCTTTTTGTGAAAAATCATCAGCTTCAAATTCATTTTTCACTTTATTGCTAATATCATCTTTATGTTTAAGCTCTCTATGCCCTAATTCATGTAGGATGCAAGCCCTCTTATGTCGTAATGATAAGGATTCAAAAGCACTATTTGACACAATCAAATCTTCTTCATGAAAAAAGTAAAGTCTGGGAACAGACAAACTATCATTAAAAAATAAAAATAATTCATCACACTGTGCCAAGTTATATGTGTAATTTTTAATTTTTTTCTTTTTTGAAAGATTTTTCAGATCTGCTACAAAACGAAGCCTCATAGCTAAACTCCCAGTTCTACAAGTTTTTTTCCAAAAAGACTTGGCTTTCTTTTTAGCAGCTTACGCTCTTTGATAGCAAGACTTTTAACCTTTTTAGCAAAAGAATTGGAAAAAGAACTTATCAAAGCTTCATTGGCCAAGTCTGCCACGTATTTTGGAAAAATCTTAGTCAAAGCAGTAAAGGCTTGTTCAGCAATTACAGTATTTGAATATCTTTTCTGCCAAAAATTAAAGGTGCACAACTTTTTATCATCCATAAAAATGTGACAAGGATTCCTATGACCTTTTTTGTACTTTTCTTCCAATACTAGATTAAAATTTTTGTATGTTTTTATAATTTTTTCCATATAATTTCCTTTCTTAGTAGCACAACTCTTATTAAAAACATAACACACTAAAAAAGATATGTCAATCAATTTTTTTAAAAACCTTTTCCGGTTTCCAGTTTACTTGGTATGCCCCTTTGCCAAGAAGAATGTCTTTATAAGAAGGAAAAATTGGACTACTTCGATATTTGTACAATTCACCGTTTAAGACAAAAACGCGATAAAAATATAAATTTTCACAAATGTCAAGAATTATCAATGAATTAATATATTCTTTAGAAAAGTCTTTTAGTGTTTCTTCATAGTCTTCAAAATACATAGGCTTTTCAAAATTTAAATATAAAGTTTTTTTGTACTTATTTTGCAAAAATTGTTTTAATGTCTCCGCACTAATGTTATAGCTAATGTTATCACAAACAGGTTCAATTAATAATCTATAATACTTTTCTACCATTTTAAATAAAAAAAACTACTTAATTTTTTTTAAGTAGCTTCATCAATCTTTTAACTGTTAGCTATTCTTTTTGTTTTAAAACTATATCTAACTTATAGTTACCTATTAAAAAAGCATATATATCAAATTTTTTTTCATCATTAAACTTATGTTTGAAAATTCTAACCGCTGAATTGATTAACTCATTTATACTACAATGATAAATATCAATATCAAAAGCAGGAATTAATAAATAATATTTATTTCCTTCTTTTTTTATCTTGCCAAAAGTATGAAAAGTAAATTTTTCCATATTGTATTATGACGCATCAAAGGGGTGATCTGTGTGCAAACTATATTTTGTCAAAAAATTTTTTAAATTTTTGGGAGTGAACCATAAATGACCAGTACTAACCAAATAAGATGAATACTTCTTGTCTTCGATACTTTGATAAAACTTTATGTTATAAAATTTTACTTTACCGCAATGTGACTCACACATACCGCTTATCTCACCGACAATAAAGTCTTGATCATTCAAAATATGAATAAAATTTTTTCCATAATCAAACATGATCGCACCTTAAACCCTTAACTCTGCAACAACCTTAGCGTAAACTAAGATTCTTATACATAATTCACCAATCTTTTTATAAAATACCACGCTAAAAGCAGAATGTCAAGTAAAAAATTTTGAACTTAAGATTAATATTATTTTAAAAATAGACAAGTAAATTAACAACTTGAAGAAACACTACAATACAACCTATTTTAAATAAAATAGTAGAACTTTTAAACTTTTTAATTACTTTACTCATTAAAATTCCCCCGCTAATCTAAGATCTTTCAATATCTTTAATATCTTCTCTTTATCTTTAAATTGTTCGGCAAGGTAAATAAGAATGTCTATATCCGAATAGCCTAAATCAGATAAGTTTTTTACTACGTTTTTTATATCAGAAAATGAAAAATTTTGTTTTGGCTTTTCTGTAAAGAAATCAACATTCTGGGATTTTTTTCTCTTCAAATTACTGATTTTAGCTGCTTTTTCCATTATTTAATCCTACTTAATATAACTTGCACCCTTTTAGTTATTATACCACAAACAAGCCTACGTATCCTAAAAACAAGAGCTTCTGGCAACTTGTACCATATTTTTTTTGAAGAGTCAATAAAAAAATATTTAATTTTTTTATTGACAATCCTTAAGCTTTCGGCTATATTATTACTATGGTTCAAGAAATAAAGAAATCACATAATCTGAAAATTTCATTAATGAATTCAAGCAGAAATGGTATATAGAATGAATAAAATAAATATATATATACTTATTGAATATATAGATTGGAAGAAAATTTCTAAAGAAAAAAAATTACCAGAAGATTTCATTAGAGAATTTAAAGATACGGGTGACTGGGGCAGCATTTCATGGGCTAAAAAATTATCAGAAGATTTCATTAGAGAATTTAAGGATGAGGTTGTCTGGGATCATATTTCTCATAAGCAAACACTATCGGAAGACTTCATTAGAGAGTTTCAAGATAAGGTTAGTTGGTATTGTATTTCATGGCATCAAACATTGTCAGAAGACTTCATACGAGAATTTAAGGATAAAGTTAATTGGAAAAATATTTCATGGGGTCAAAAATTATCAGAAGATTTCATTAGAGAATTTAAAGATAAAGTTAGTTGGTATCATATATCAAAATATCAAACATTGTCAGAAGATTTCATACGAGAATTCAAGCAGAAAGGTTATATTAAATGAATAAAAAAGATATGTTAAAAGATGTTATTAATCAGTATAAGCAGAAATATCCTAATGATAAAAAAGACTTATTAAAGGATTTTTGGAAAGAAGTGAGTAATTATGTTAAGCTATCAGAAGATTTTATTAGAGAATTTAAGGATAAAGTTGACTGGCGTTTTATTTTACAATATCAAAAACTATCAGAAAATTTTATCAGAGAATTTAAAGATAAGGTTAACTGGACATGGATTTCAATGTGTCAAAAATTATCAGAAGATTTCATCAGAGAATTTAAAGATGAAGTTGATTGGGGTTATATAGTTAACAATCAAAGGCTATCAACCAGTTTCATTAATGAATTCAAGCAAAAAGGTTATCTTAAATACTAAATCAACTGCTTTTTTGGAGAAAAAAATGAAAAATATAGAAAAATTTTGCGATTTTATAACAGAAATAAAAAAAGAAAACTTTTTGTATTTTTTCTCAAAATTAGAAGAAAAAGTACTAGCAAAAGTTAACGAAGATTTTAATGACTTTATAACAACGAAATCCCCAAAACAAGAACTTTTATATGGTTTAATTTATTATAATAGCTTAATTTTAGAAAAAATCCCAACGGAGTACTATAAGCAAATGATTTTGTCTGGAAAATCAGTCTTTACAAAAGAAATCAACAAAAAAAGACTAATTTGTAGTCAAAAAGACGCTATCCTACATAACATGGAAATTAGCCTAGAGCGATACGGGAATTGTGCTAGTCCAGTAAATACTGAAGGAGTGATAGAAAGTTTAATATGTTATATATTGTTTGAGGAAACAAAGTAAATACGCGTATTAACCCACATTACAATTCCCCACAATAACAACCACTTCCTGGATCTTTTCGCTTATTTGTCAAATTGCAGTACAAGTTAAGCAAAGAGAAGTGTTTGCACATATTACATTTTACAAAAAGTTTAGACACATTCATAGAGCTATATTCCCAATCCGAAGATAAAAGCGACCAGTCAATATTAGAACATATTTCTTCAACATAATCTAAATCTTTCCCCAATGTTGGATGATCTTCTGTAACCAATTCAAAATAATATCCAGGTGAAAGAGGAATAGCTAAATCATCTTTCGGCTTTATAGAGTTAGAAATTAAAATAAAAGAATTTAATTTTTTATTTATAGCTAAACATCCATAAAAAGCATCATTCGCAACTGTAGGTTTACCCACTAATTCCGCTAAATCTCCAACAAAATTTGGATAAATTATTTCAGACATGTTAACCTCCAAAAATTATAGTCATATTAAAAATATGAATAAACAATACAAATAAATAAATACTTGTCACAAACTTTAAAATATTTATAATGAACTTACTATCAAATTTTCCACAATCAAACGCATAGCTAAAAATAGCTAAACACAATATTATAATAATGTTCTTTACAAAAATAAAAGCTATTGGGGAAAATTCTATCAATTTTCGCATTAAGTAATTAGCTTCAAAAAATCCATGGTCTAACGCATACAACGTAAAAAAGATATCGCAAGTATTTAATACAAACAAACCTATGAAATAAGCACAAACAGTATTTATTTCTTTTTCAATACACGTTTTCTTTAAAGTTGGAAAAATCATGAGATCTCCTAAAATGCTCTTTTTTGCATTTGTCGCAAACAGGCATGCCACATGGCAAAATATAATCAATTTCTTCACATACTTTAGTAGTCTCTTTTCCACATATACAACATTTTTTAGTGTCCATTATAGCCCCCAATTACTTAATTGTATTTTCTCCAAATGAGAAAATTACTTTTTCGTCTTCATACAAGTTGTTTTCTCTAGTCTTACCAAATTTTTTCTGGTACTCTTCTATAGTCCATCTATCGCAGACAGAGTATTCTAGATACTCCTCAACACCCTGCCTTAAAGCTGACTGCATATGAAACAACACAAACCCTTGTATAGCACTGTATAGGCTGTTTGAGTTAAGCTGAATACGCTCTACCCACACTTGAGAAGTGTTATTAAGTAGATCATCCCATTGCACAACATTGTCAAACGTATACTTTGGTTCCATTTTTCTTTCTCCTATTTAAAATATTTTTGCTAAAATTTGCCCGTTTATAGTATCAACTGTGTCAACATCAAAATATGTTAACCCAATTTTAACCCCGACTTTATCATCTATCAAAATAACACTAGGTAAACCTTCAGCAGACCCCTCGTATAAAATTTCGCCAGAAACTGATTTAACTATGCAAGTTCCAGTTATCTTTTTTTTCACAATATTTATGTGTTTTGTTTCCATTTTTCCTTATATAAAGCAACCGCCAACTTCTTAGTTAAATTTAACTCTTTTTAACAAAAAAGTCAACTAAAAAATATTTTATTTTTTTAAATTTCTTAAAAAAGACAAATAACTGGTTTAAATAGGATTAATACACTCTTATCTAAAATAAATCGTTAATAATTTAAAAAATTTTCTTTTACCATTTTTACAAAATTGTCACTACCAGAGCATCGAACATATTTTCTAATATTAGAATCTTCTGGCTTATATTCCAAAATAAACTCTTCTTGATCCATTTTATTTAAAATTACCTGAATTTTTCCGTACTTAATTAGCTTAGAATACCTACAACCAAAAGATTTTGCTTTATTTTTGTACATTGTCTTAACCGAAGTGTTTTCATATTTTTTCATAAAAATCCTCCAAAAGTAAAAACTTACAATATTATAGTTAAAGTAACTAACTACTTCCGTTTCTTCTCATAATATAAACTAATACACAATAAATAAACAATAAGCAATGAAATACCGCCATATCCTTGTTATGTATTGCATATGCTACTAAAAACATTAAAAAATTTATAACACAACAAACCAACGTTATGTGATTATAAAATTTATAATACTTATTCGTTCCCATTAATCGGTGTTTGAAAAGTTATTACTAAATCAAACCCTCCATCATTATCGTTTTTATAGTTATATTTATGTGTAATTTTATATTCTAAGTTGTAGTCCAATAAATAACCTTTGATCTTTAACAATCTATCAAATATATCCACTAAAAATTCTACATCCACTTCAGTCATATACAGCAAAAAATCGTCTGAGAAGGTAAACCTTACACATTTCATATTATCCATTTCGCAATAACTTATATCCATTATAATTCACCCAACCAAATTCTCGTCAAACGTGCTACCGTCTATTCTGACCTTCAAAGATCCTTCGTAGCTACTAGCTATCTTATGTTCATAACAAGCATAACAAACGGGCAAATACTTCTCTTCTGCACCTAAATCTATACTATCCCCAAAAATCGTTGGTTTTCCGTTAACGTGTTTAAGATTTTGAGTAGCTTTCTTATTACAAAAAAAGCAAGTGTTTTCTATTTCTTCTATAGAATCCGCTATTTCAAACAACCTTCTAGAGCCTTCAAATAGAAAAGATTTAAAATCTGATCTAAGCCCATAACAGATTACTGGAACGTCTAAAGACGTAGCAACAAAACGTAGAGCATTAATCGCAGAATGAGACAAAAATTGAGCCTCATCTACTAGAACACACGCTAATTCAGAATTACGAATATCCGAATTATTTAAAATGTCTGAAATATCTGTTAATACAATATCAGCTTTTTGCTCTAAACCTGCTCTAGATTTTATCACGTCTTTCCCCCAACGAGAATCTATTTCAGGTTTTACCAGAAGAACTTTCTTATTTTGACTTTTATAACTGTGTGCTACAGCAAGAAGATTCAAAGTTTTTGCGCTGCTAACAGTCCCGTACTTAAAATATAACTTTGCCATTTTTATATTTTCCTAAATTTTACCTAATCGTATTATCAATATCCAACTTTTCCCGTACAAAGTTCGTACATTTGTTCATACAAATAATTAACATCATACTTTACCTCTTCTATATTTAATATGATAGAATCCATTTTATTTTGAATAAATGTATGATACACAACAAAACATAAAACAATAAGAATTACCACAATACAAAAACTTTTAGACATAACTACCTCACAAAATATTACAGGTTAAACTTTTTGACAATCCTTTTTAGCTCAACTTTCAGCGTAGAAAAGCTAAAAACTTTTTTTATTAGAAATAAAAGTTCGCTCAAACCTTCTATTTTATTTTTACTAAAAAACATGTAAACCTCTTTCCTACTAAAAACATAACTCAACTTATTCTTTTTGTCAAGAATTTTAAAGCGAAAAAATCGATAAAAAATGGTCTATAACTGGACGAATGTATAAAGAAAAATAATATGCATAATATGTAAAAATAGACACACAAATAATGAGTATAACTGCTAACAGTACAATTATAGCCGTAGAAAATAAACCACCATCAAAAACCGAATGTATAACATTAATCAAAAACAAACAAGAAAATCCAATACTACTATAAAAGACAAAATTTTTCAATTCTCCATAGGTTACCCCATTCTTTAAAAAAACAGAAATCATAAAACAGCAGACAACCCCAAATACTAATAAATAGCATAACCAAGTTATTATGTTAATTTTTTCTTCCCGCATTTGTTTCTCCAGAAAGGTAAACCTCAAGTACTTTAGTACTCAAGAAAGTTTTATAACTAAAAGTAGCACTAATTTAACGCTTCTGTCAAGCAAATAACATACATAATTTTTTTTTAATTTCAATCAGTCTTATCTAGCGCTACATAACCCTTCTGATTAAGCCAGTTAAATAGTTCTTCATAGCTTTTAAAAACAATAGCTTCTGATAAAATATCAAAATACTTAAATTCCCTTATAATTAAGGGATACTCTTTATTTTTAAAAATTTCTTCTGGATTTACAAGCTTAGTGCCCTTTAACTCAATCCGGTAATAAGGCAAACCATTTAATTCAAAGTCATAGCTTTTATAAAAAAACGGACCTTCAATTCTAACCACGGCTAAATCTCCTTGAGTACTACTAACGCATAGCAGTTAACGCACCCATTTATAAAATCATCCTTTAGATGAATATAACTTATGTCTTTTATATTTACTTTTACTTTTAACACTTTATCACTGTCATAAAAAAGATCCGCTAAATCCGGATCTAGCCACACCATAAACCCGGAACCTTTGCGACCTTCTATGTAGTCATTACACGATGCCTTATACTTTACATCAACAAGGAATTTATTCCTAAAATTATCTAAAGCGTAATTTTTGTATCTTACGCCCATATAAGCTATAATATAGTTGTTATCCACAATTTCACACTTTGTGTTATTCTTTAAATAATTGATTTTAAAATTTTTAGATTTATGAAACCAATTCTCTTCGCTTACTTTTACCCCATTTTTACTCAAAAAACCTTTTGGAAGCATTTGATACTTTCCAAGGGCTTCTTCATCTAAAAGTTTTATGTATTTATTAACAATCTTTTTTGACAAGGCTTGGTACTTACACAAGTAAGAAATAGCCTCATCTTTTACAAAATTATTAAAATATTTATCAATGAACTCTTCCGAAAGCTTTTGGTACTTAGCCAAATGCTTAAATGTAAATTTTTCTAAATGTTTTTCAATAAAATTTTCAGATAGAACTTGAAAACATGAAATTAGCTTAAAATTAATTTTTTCAACATTGTCCTCCAAAAAAAAGGCAGACAATGGTTGATTTCTGATAAGGTCTTCAAAATCAAAATATTCTATGTACTTTTTAATAAGATCTTCTTCTAAAATTTGATGCCTTCCACATAATTTTAAATACGTAATGTTCTTATTGTCAAGCTTACTAAAAAAAGAAACTTTAAATAACTCAATATGTTTTTCAATCAGCCAATCTGGGAGAAACTGCCTTTTTACCAAAATTTCAAGATCAAGCATATCTATGTATCTATCTATGAATTCAGGAGACAGCTTAACATAAGCAGATAAACTTAAAATATTTATTTTTTTTATATTTTTTTCTATAAAACTCTCTGATAATTTTTGAAACAAAGAAACTAAGTTCCAGTTTAAGTTCTCACCAAATTTTTGCAGAAATTCTTCGGAAAACCTTAGATTCCTACAAAGAAAATGCCAATCTTCTTCAGACAGTGTCTTAACTAACTCATTAAACTTTTCAAAAACAAAGTCTTCCTCAAAAGGAACATTATAATAAGTTAGAACATTAGCCATATCGTTGCATAGGTTTGACATTTTAGCTCTCGATGCTACTCTTTCCACCTAACTTACTTAAATAATGACTAGAAATTATATTCTCACATTCTTCTTTTTTCTTTTTAACTAAATCCACAGTAATTCTAATAGCTTCTCTTAAATATTCATTTTCTTTTTGCATTTCTCCTAATTTTATTCTTATATTTTCTAATGAACTTTCAGTTTCAGCTTTAGTTATAGCACACTCTGTAGCCAAAGTCAACAATTCATTTTTAAGTTCACCATCAAATTCTTTAAAAATACGCTCCACTAATGGATACATTTTTTCTTTAAAACTTTTAGAAACCCCAGTATTTTCAATAAGTTCTAAAAAACTGTTTAGTTCTTTTTCGTAGTCAGCCACAATTTTACCTACCTTTCTATTTACTCATCCAAATCTTTCAAAGCTTTTTTAAGCTTTAACTCTGCTACAAAACGCCCAATAAAAAATCCAGAAGATAGAAAAACCAACATTCCAACTACGGACAAAAGTAGTATCAAAAAAAATTGTGCCATAATAAATTCCTCCCACTAATCTTTTGTAAAAACTTCTTCAATTAATTCGTCAATCATTTTTTTTAAGTTGTCTTCTGAATAGTTGTCAGAAACATCTTGATTGTATACGTAATTATTTGAATTTGAATTATTATTACAATTCACATTAGAAAAAGAACCACATGTTTTATAATATTCACTTGGATAACCTTTTAGCGTACACCTCAGGTTAAAAACACTAAAATGTTTACAATTTATACAAACCTTATCAGACATATTTCACACCACAACCTTTCTAACAAATTTAACGCTTCGTCTGCCGAATAGCTTTTATTAGCTTATAACTAAAAATATTCCAGCCAGTAAAAAAACCAGAAGCTAAAAAAACACATACACTTATTCCAGATAAAAACAAAACAACAAAAAAGTTAACCATAACCAAACCTCTTTCTCAAAAATATCTTAAAGTTAATCGTCATCATCTTCATCACCTAAGTATATCTTATCGATAAGATTTTTAAGGATTTTTTCAAAATCTTCCTCGGAATCGTCTGCTGAACAAGTACTTTTTCCGCAATTTGAGCAGCCAGACTTGTCACACGATTTCGAATTATCTTTAGTAACAGCATCAATAAAATTATTACAAGTACTTTTAGGATCTCCAGGAGCCATTTTATCCTTACAACGATAATTTAACAAGTCAAAATGTTTACAATTTTGACAAATTTTAGCAGACATACAAGCACTCCTTTCATAAAAATTATTAGTTTAACTTATCTTTATCTATCTTTCCACACTTTAACTGCAACATACTTGTTAATTCTGTCAAAATCCGCTCTTGTACTACCATACAACTTTTTAAACTATTAATATCCTCTATAATTTTAAAAATTTTGTCAGAGTCCTTGATCCAGCAATTTGTAAGTACTCGCGCAGTTAAAATAAGCTCATAAACACTATTTTCTAAATCAGCTAATCTTTTAAAAATATTAAACTTCATCGGTGCTCCTAAAAACCTCTTGTTTGTAAACACTAATAATTAGCAATTAACAACTCTGAATACTTGCCCCTGCTCACAGAAGCACTACCAACAGACCTTCTACTAGTTACCTCAATTATTCTAAATTTAGAATAATTTAGCCTCGTCCAATCACAATCACTATTAGATAGTAACACCATTACACCCTTTCTGTCAAGCTTTTTATACCAATCGCACAAAAGTTCATGATCTTTTTCACCAAAACCTCTCTTAGTATAAGAAACAAAAGAATTATTTTCAGAGGGGTAATATGGTGGATCTAAATACACAAAAGTATTGTTTGTATTAACCTTTTCTAAATAATTAGAAAAACAAGAAGCGTCCAAACTTGCAGTTTTTAACGCTTCAGAACAATCTCTTAAAGTTTTTTTATCACAAAAATTAGCATTAAGATAACCCCCATAGGGAACATTAAACTGATTTTTTGAATTAACTCTATACAAACCATTAAAACACGTTTTATTTAAATAGATAAATCTGGCTGCTCTTTCTACAGGAGATAGGAATAAAGGGTTTTTGGCTCTTATTCCCATAAAAAACTCCTTAGTATTTTCATACAAAAATAATTCGGAGATAAGATCTTCCACATGGTGCTTAACAATCTTATAAGAATTTATTAATTCACCATTTGAATCATTTAAGTTAGCGTTTTTAGCCAATATTTGAAAGTAAACTGCTCCTCCACCAACAAAAGGCTCATAATAATTATCGTAGTTCTTAGGAAAATTATTGACTAACTGCTTAAGTATGGACGTCTTGCCGCCCACCCATTTAACAAAAGGTTTTGTCATCATAATCACCAGTTTTCATCTCTGTTTTCATCTTTATCTTTACACTTTTTACTTAAAAATTCCAATTTTTTAAGCTTATAGTCTAAAAAAATTGGTATTGAAAAAATTAAAGGAATACTAATAATACTCACTAATAAAATAATATTTAATACTATTTTTTCCATGACAGACCTTTCATAAAATCTCTTAAACTTAGTAATTTTTGATGTTCATCAATACCTACATGTATTGCATTTTCGTTATATCCTATTTTTCTATGGGTATGCCCGTGAAAATGAAGTACTCCATAATTTGAATGCGGCCAAGAATACATAGGATAATGACATAGCACAAACTTGTTAACTTTATCTACTTTTAGAACGCACACAGGTTGCAAAATTTCTATTTCACGGTTAGACGCTGAAAATAACTTCTCTTTTTTCTTTTTTGCCCAACGGTCATGATTTCCAGGAATAACTTTTATTATCCCCCTTAATCTAGAAAAATAGAATTTAGCATTTTTAAAGCAAAAATCACCTAAATGATAGACAGTATCTTTATCTGATACTTGTGAATTCCATGAATCAATATAAAAATTATCCATATCGTCTATAGTACAAAAAGGTCTTGTATCTTTCTGATATTCAAGAATTTTATAATGCCCAAAATGATGATCCGAAGTAACAAATATCATTTAATATAACCCTTCTGCTTGAATTCTTTAATAAAATCTTCTGATAATGTTTGAGATCTTGAAATACATCTCCAATTAACTTTATCTTGAAATTCTCTAATAAAATTTTCAGATAATTTTTGATATGTTGAAATATCACCCCAATCAACTTTATCTTTAAATTCTCGTATGAAATCTTCAGATAATTTTTGATATGTTGAAATATCACCCCAATCAACTTTATCTTCAAATTCTCGTATGAAATCTTCTGATAATGTTTGCCATGCTGAAATATAACCCCAATAAACTTTATCCTTAAACTCCCTGATAAAATCTTCAGATAATGTTTCTTCTTCAGAAATTCTTCCCCAGTCAGTAAATGTATATTTTTCAATTATATTTTTATATTCTTTATTCATTCTATATAACCTTTCTGTTTGAATTCATTAATAAAGTCTTTTGATAGTTTTTGATGATATGAAATATATCGCCAATCAACTTTATCCTTAAATTCTCTTATAAAGTCTTCTGATAATGTTTGATATGTCGAAATACGCCTCCAATAGACTTTATCTTGAAATTCTCTAATGAAGTCTTCTGATAATTCTTGATATTGTGAAATATAACCCCAATAAACTTTATCTTGAAACTTCCTAATGAAGTCTTCTGATAACAACTCTTCTTCAGAAATTCTCATCCAGTCCATATATTTTTCAGTTATATCTTTATATTTTTTAATCATTCTATATAACCCTTCTGCTTGAATTCATTAATAAAGTCTTTTGATAGTGTTTGATGCCTAACTATATAATCCCAATAAACTTCATCTTTAAATTCTCGTATGAAATCTTCTGATAATGTTTGACATGCTGATACACGAATCCAATAAACTTTATCCTTAAATTCTCTGATGAAATCTTCTGATAGTTTTTGATGCCATGAAATATAATCCCAATAAACTTTATCCTTAAATTCTCTTATAAAGTCTTCTGATAATTCTTGATGTACTGAAATACTAATCCAGCAAACTTCACCTTTAAATTCTCTGATAAAGTCTTCTGATAATTTTTGATGCTCTGAAATATAATCCCAATTAACTTTATCCTTAAATTCTCTAATAAAATCTTCTGATAATGTTTGAGATCTTGAAATACGCCCCCAATTAACTTTATCTTGAAATTCTCTAATGAAGTCTTCTGATAATTCTTGATATTGTGAAATATAACCACAATAAACTTCATCTTTAAATTCTCGTATGAAATCTTCTGATAATTTTTGACATGATGAAATACCCACCCAATCAACTCTATTCTTAAATTCTCGTATGAAGACCTCTGATAGCATTTGGTGACATGAAATCCCAGCCCAATAAACTTCACCTTTAAATTCTCTGATAAAGTCTTCTGATAATTTTTGACGTTCTGAAATCTTACACCAATTAACTTCATCTTGGAATTCTCTAATGAAGTCTTCTGATAGCGTTTGATACCATGAGATCCAATTCCAATTAACTTCAGCTTCAAATTCTCTAATGAAATCTTCCGATAACAGTTCTTCTTTAGAAATTCTTTCCCAGTTTGCGTATTTTTTAAATATATCTGTATATTCTTTATTCATTTAATATAACCTTTCTGCTTGAATTCATTGATGAAATTAGTTGATAATTTTTGTTTATATAAAATATAACTCCAGTTAACTCTATCTTTAAATTCTCTAATAAAATCTTCTGATAATGTTTGATAATATGAAATACAATACCAATCAGCTTTATCTTGAAGCTCCCTAATGAAGTTTTCTGACAATGTTTGACGCCATGAAATATGATACCAGTTAACTTTATCCTTAAATTCTCTAATGAAGTCTTCCGATAATGTTTGACTCCATGAAATAGCTCTCCAATTAACCTTATTTTGAAATTCTCTGATAAAAGCTTCAGATAGTTTAACCTTATAACTTATATCCCCCCAAAAATTAATTAATAAATCTTCTTCATCATTAGAACATTCTTGTTTATACTGCTTAATAACATCTCTTAACATATCTCTTTTATTCATTTAATATACCCTTTCTGCTTGAATTCATTGATGAAGTCTTCAGATAATGTTTGATGTCTTGAAATCCAAAACCAAATAACCTTATCCTTAAATTCTCTAATGAAATCTTCTGATAAGGTTTGACAACTTGAAATATAACTCCACTCAACCTTATCCTTAAATTCTCTAATGAAATCTTCTGATAAGGTTTGACAACTTGAAATATGACCCCACTCAACCTTATCCTTAAATTCTCTAATGAAATCTTCTGATAAGATTTGACATTCTGAAATACTTTCCCAATCAACCTTATTCTTAAATTCTCTAATGAAATCTTCCGATAAGGTTTGACATATTGAAATATTACCCCACTTAACTTTATCCTTAAATTCTCTTATAAAGTCTTCTGATAATGTTTGATATATCGAAATACTCCTCCAATAGACTTTATCCTTAAATTCTCTAATGAAATCTTCTGATAACAATTCTTCTTTAGAAATTCTTTTCCAGTTTGCGTGTTTTTCAATTATATTTTTATATTTCTCATTCATTTAATATAACCTTTTTGTTTGAATTCATTAATGAAATTAGTTGATAATTTTTGACGCTTTAAAATCTCATCCCAATCAACTCTATCTTTAAATTCTCTAATGAAGTTTTCTGATAAGGTTTGACAACTTGAAATATAACTCCACTCAACCTTATCCTTAAATTCTCTGATGAAATCTTCTGATAAGGTTTGACAACTTGAAATATAACTCCAATTCCACTTATCTTTAAATTCTCTAATGAAATCTTCAGACAGCGTTTGACGCGTTGAAACCCAACTCCAGTTAACTCTATACTCGAATTCTCGCATGAAATCTTCTGATAATTTTTGATTTACTGAAGTCCAATTCCATTCAACTCTATCCTTAAATTCTCTTATGAAATCTTCTGATAATTCTTGATGTACTGAAATACTAATCCAGCAAACTTTATCTTTAAATTCTCTGATAAAAGCTTCAGATAGTTTAACCTTATAACTTATATCCTCCCAAAAATTACTTAATAAATCTTTTTTATCATTAGGATGTGTCTGTTTATACTGATTAATAACATCTTTTAACATATCTTTTTTATTCATTTAATATAACCTTTCTGTTTGAATTCATTGATGAAATTAGTTGATAATTTTTGATGCTTTAAAATCTCATCCCAATCAACCTTATCTTTAAATTCTCTAATGAAATCTTCTGATAACGTTTGACATTCAGAAATCCAAAACCAGTCAACCTTATCTTTAAATTCTCTGATGAAGTCTTCTGATAATTTTTGATTATATGAAATATAATCCCAGTCAACCTTATCCTTAAATTCTCGAATGAAATCTTCTGATAAGGTTTGACAACTTGAAATACACTCCCAGTTAACCTTGTCTTGAAATTCTCTGATAAAGTTTTCTGATAATATTTGATGCTCTGAAATATAATCCCAATCAACCTTATCTTTAAATTCTCTAATGAAATCTTCTGATAACGTTTGACATTCAGAAATCCAAAACCAGTCAACCTTATCTTTAAATTCTCTGATGAAGTCTTCTGATAATTTTTGATTATATGAAATTAGACCCCAGTCAATTTTATCCTGAAATTCTCTGATGAAATTTTCTGATAATGTTTGATTAATTAAAATGTGGCTCCAGTCAATTTTATCTTGAAATTCTCTAATAAAATCTTCTGATAGTTTTTGAGTCCACACCACCTCAACCAATTGCGTGTCATCAATATTTATTCTACAAAATTGCATTAAATCTTTACCGGACATGTTAACATCATAGTCTATAGCATAATAACTCAATATTCTTTTGATCTCTGCATCTAAATTTGCGTTACTTATAACAGTATTACTTATATTACTAAAACCATTACAATGATAATTAGGGTCAACTGGATGACTTAACGTATTACAAAAAGTGCTAAAGATATTAAAATTTTTACAATTTACACATTTCATTTTATATAACCTTTTTGTTTGAATTCTCTGATAAAATCTTTTGATAATTTTTGGTATAATGAAATAGCTACCCAATAAACTCTATCTTTAAATTCTCTAATGAAGTCTTCTGATAATTTTTGACATATTGAAATACGACTCCAATCAACTTCATCCTTAAATTCTCTTATGAAATCTTCTGATAAGGTTTGACATGCTGATACGCGAATCCAATCAACTTTATCTTTAAATTCTCTGATAAAGTCTTCTGATAATTTTTGACAACCTGAAACATAATCCCAATCAACATTATCTTGAAATTCTCTAATGAAGTCTTCAGACAACGTTTGATCCTTTGAAATATGATACCAATTAACATTATCTTTAAATTCTCGTATAAAATCTTCTGATAAGGTTTGATAATGTGAAATATATTCCCAACTAACTCTATCTTGAAATTCTCTAATGAATTTTTCTGACAGCGTTTGATAACGTGAAATATATTCCCACCTAACCTTGTTCTGGAATTCTCTAATGAAAGCTTTTGATATCCTTTTATCTTTCGATATACTATGCCAATCCACATGTTTTTCAAGAAATTTTACATATTTATTATTCATTTTATATAATCTTTTTGCTAATTATTAATCGATTTCGCTACTCATCTTGTATTTTAAACGAGTTAGCTCTTTTTCTTTTTCGTATAGATTTTTTATCCATTTTGAAATGTTTTCCATAAAAAAATCTGCCAAATGATCCATCTCTTTATTGGCATAAAAATCTTTTTCACTTATTTTAGACGCCAATTCTTCGTTTTCTTCCTCTAGTTGACTTACCCGTTCTTGTAAATTGTCCAACTCAAGGCTAAAACTATTATCTAGCTCATCTTCTTCTATTTTTTGTTTTTTCAAAGTAAGGTATTCTTTGCTAAACTTTTCGCAAGATTTTATAAAACCCATTATATAAATCAAAAGATGTTTTACCTCTACAGAGTAATCTGTAACATCTTTTGACATTCTTAAGTTTATGATTTTATCAGTTTTTTCCAGCACATCTTCTAATTTTTTAGAAAAATCGGATAGATTATAATCCAAGTAAGAAGACTCTTCCATATAGTTGTTATAAATATTCATAAAAACCTCCAGCTTACTTCTCTAATTAAGAATAACATCAATTTTATACGTTTGTCAAGAAAAAATTAGATATTTTTTTACTCGGTCTTTATACCTATATTGTAACTTTAAATTAAAAAACTGAAGATTTTTCGAAAGTTCTAGGAAAGCAGTTGACTTGTTAATTCCTCTTTGGTTAACCAAGGAAACTTATATCTCAAATCAGTCTTTTTCAACTTTATGCACCAACTTTTCCAAAGATCTCTGCTTAGTGGAGAAATTACCCAATTAGCGCCGTCCATATCTTCAGTAACATGTTCAATAGGAGAAACCTTAGCTACATATGGAAACATTGTAGCATGCCCAGGTCCGGTATGTCCAAATATTTCAAAATACTTATCAGTTTTTTCAACTAGCCTATCTCTTAATGTATCACAAAAACCATCCTTAACACAGGGCCCATCATCATTCTCAAACAATCCGTCAGAAACCCCTTTGTTGAAAGAACTCATTGTACTACAAGCATAAAAAATTATTTTTGCATTATTTGACAGCTTATCTGCTAAAATATCTGCAAGCTCTCCTAAATGATTAAGATATATACCAAATTGAATGTGTGTGGGAAATCCATGACAGAAAAATGCTAACTTGCTTAAAGAATCGTTTTTCTGTTCATTTAACACGTTGTAGACAATTTTACGTCTATCCCATTTTTCTAATTTTCTACAATCTATTCCAACTTGGTCTTCTTCAGGAATATTATGTATTTTAGAAAAATTTTTAGCTTCAGGAATAAAAGCTCCTGTAGCATCTTTTCTACCTTTAGAATTTGTCGAAGTATAAAATACTAAACCTTTTTTATCGTTCATTTTTTCCTCCAATGTCTTGACTGTATAATTTACCTATTAACTACACTTCCTCGAACACTTGAAAACACATCCAGGTGCCCCACAACGTGGACACATGGTAGTACAGTGCAACTGATTGTGTACGTCCCGCATCTTCACACTCATATGCACTTCAACTTTTTGCCCCACCCACGTGTAAATTCTATATAATTCGGGACACTTCTTGCGTGCCACACACCTTCGCAACCTTCGATGATTACCATAGCCGAAGCGATTGTAGGCAAGCGGGGTATTAAGCATGACAGACTAGAATCCTCGTCAACTTCAAATTCGAAAGCTGTCCGCACATAATAGTCGAAAAGGGTAACTCTCATAACCCACAACTCCGGACAACTAAGAACTGACCTTCTATATAAACAAGGTCATTCAAATTAAAAATATCACCTTTGTCTAGAAATGAGGCGTCCTCTACAGTTCCGTACCAAAATGCAGACAGCGCCGGTCTCTTGTCGTCCAGAGAAACAATTATATATTCAGTACCAGCGGGGTGTGTGCCTCCGGAAAATAAAATGTCTATGCTACCATCCGGGTATTGTATGCCTGCGTGAGCGTAGTATCCATAGCCGTTTATCCTCCATTTCCTCTTCATTTTCCCCGTTAAACTCATATTGACTCTCAACAAATCCTTAAATGTCAAGTCACTGCTCATCTTTTTTCCTCTAAAAAGTTATTGTACAAATGTTTTATTATCTCATGTGACAAACTAAATTCAAGTAAGTCATAGGTACTCCTAATATATATACCAATTACGCATTTATTAGTCAACGAAATAATAGGAGCACCCTTTGAAAAATCTGGCAATTCTTTCGGAAAATAATTACCATTAATTAAAGCGCCGCTTGTTAAAAAGTTAGTATTAATTGTTCCTTTTTTAAGCAAAAGAACTTTATAATAAAGGTTAAATAAATCTTCAGTTTGCGAAATAATAATATGTTCAGATTCTGAAAAATTTGTACAAAGCGGAAAATTTAACTCACTCCTCATAAGATCAGTATACAATATGGCAAAACAAGGTTTAGTTTCTACAAGTACTAAGGAAGCTCTATGATAAAGCCCAAGACTATCTTTAATGGTTATCTCAGAATCTTCGTTGTAAGGAATAGAGTTGCATGAAGTCAAAAGATACTGGTCAGAAATAAAAGTAGCAACCCCAGAAGGTAAAAAATAAGAACCTTTATTAAAAAATCCTATAGAAACTACAGATTTTTGTAACTCTTCACTTTCTTTTTTAATACAAGAATTACAAAAAATTATAATAACTAAAATATACATTACATTTTTAATGCCAGTCATAATAATCAAACCTCACCCATACTATATATTATAGTTATCGGAAGACTATCACTACTATAATAATCTTCTTCGCCAAATTTAAAACTTATAGAAGGACTCTTTACAATATTTAAAATTTCCAAAACTTTTGCATTCCAATTGTAAAATTGAGAAGCTCCAATACCTGTTATAATTAACATATCAGACGATTGATAAGTAATACTACCATTCTTAAGAAGCCTTCTTACAGCAGTTCTAACTTCTCTCTTTTTTAAACCAAGATTTGCATCAAAATCTTCAATACTACTAACAACATTATTTACCATATAAGCCAAAATCTTAATATCTGGATAATCTTTCATCGTCATCACCCATCTCACGAATAATTTGTTCTGAACGTTTTATAGCATATTGATAAATTTCCCTTTTATCATCATCAGATAATTGAGGTATTTCGTTATACTGATTATCTTGCATTCCTTACACCCCTTGTTTAAATAAATCTTCTATAATCATAAACAAAATCAAGATTATCTAATTTCAAAACTTTAATTATCTTCTTAAACATACCATACTTAATTAATGACTTAGTATTAATATTAAAACACCTATTAAGCGCTGCTATAGGAATTCCAGTCTCTACAGATAATCGATCTAGCCCCCAATCAGATTTATTTATACACATTTTAATGTATGCCTTCCACATCAATAAACTTACAATTATATTTTCTATAACGTCACAATCAACTTTAGAAAAATCAATTATATACTCTGGAGGTTCTCGTTCTTCGTCGTCTAGCAAATCTTGTATATCTGCTATTATCTCATCTTTTTCCTCGTCAGACAATTCTTCGTTCCACATATACATAAGATCAAAAATACCTTCGTACTCACGTGCTAATTTTGCAGTCCTATCTACAAATACTGCAGGAAGATTTGATAATAACATTTTTTTATATATTTCTTCTATTATTTCTTCGTGCTCTTTTTCCATGATCTCCTCTTTTTAACTTTCCCCTTTTTCAAATTTCCCCCATAAAGAAAAATACATATGTTTATCGTTAGTAGCTTTAAAACTTTTTACATAAACAGCAGCATACTTCCAATTTTTTAATCCTTTTTTATGTCTAAACTGAACCATTTTTTCAGCATTCTTTTTGTCTAAATGCCTGGAAATTATTAAAAGTTTATTATTTTTCGCTAATGCGACTGAACAAGTCATAAAAATACTCCTAAAAATAACATAATTAATACCTATTAAAGGGCATCATAAACGCACAATACTTTCTTCTAGCTGTCCCTTTTGAAACTCTAAAAGAATCTAAATAACCTGTATAATATTTACTATTTAATCCTAACACAGAATCTTTTTGACACCCCATCGTAAAATCCTTATTATTATTTGGATTAAATGAAACATTCATACTTAAATCAACTTCTTTAGAGTATAATAAGACATCATCAATATAAAATTTTAGATTACCATCAACCCTCTCTAATGTTAACAAATGCCAACCGTTACGATAATCATTTTCCGATTCATACGCAAAACTATCCACACCAAAATCTAAAATATCTACATACACAATACCTCCAGTTTTTATACCTAGCACGCTCTTATTTGTACCCAACAAACCGGACCACCCAGTAAAAACAGAGTCAAATACAGAGGATTCTGAATTATAAAACCAAAAATCTAGATTAAAATCATCTGTACCAAAATTAAAATCGGAAGAATTATCTATAGATAAATTACATGCACCATCAAAATATATAGAGGTATCTTCAAATTTATTTTGAGAAATACTTTCTATAACACCGTTATTGTTACTAATAGAATGCGAAGAACCGCCCTTAGAAGTATCATAAAAATCTATTTCATTTTCCAAATCTGTAGCATTTACTAACAATTTACAGTCTAGGTCATTAGCATTTTGCAAGCAACATTGACAAAAAGCCACCGGAAACTTTGCCATTTTTAAGCCTCTTATAAAGTATCACCGATACCTAATTTCTAGTAAAAATATGTACCAATTATAAACTACTTAAAATAAATCAATAATGTATGTCCCATAAATTACATTATTAACTTTTACAAACGTATAAATATTTGATCTACCACTAGTAACTTTAGTAAATGGTGTGCCTCCGGGCCATTTTATCCCAGCAGGAAAAGTAACATCATATTTAGCCGCACCTGTATTAGTAATTATTGTAGTTATCTGATAACCGTTATCGTCATTAGAAAAAGTAAGTGCTGTATTATTTGTAATACTTTTATAATGATATTGAGCAATTGGCCAGTCTATAGACGTCCCAGTTATTTCAGATACTCCAGTTTTTATATTGGACCCACTAACATACCCAGTATTGAGCAAAATATTCCAAGATCCGTTAGCATATACTTTTAGAGTATCTATAGCTGTATTATAATACAACATTCCTTCTCTTGGATCTCCAGTACCATTTCCTACACTATCCCATTTATTAGCCCTAATGAAGGTCAAAACACTTGCGTCATCCGCATATTCCCCCATATAATTTTTTTGCTTGTATGAACTACTCAATCCCATAAAAATACCTCAATATTTTTCAATGATGGACTTTAAATCTTTAAAAGTCTCACCGTCTATCTCTTCGTTTTTTATATCTTTCATAACTTTATAAACCATTGCCTTAGCCTTATCTTTATTCCATACCATTTTATAATAAAAAAACCCAGTTAAAACACCAATAAGATAATCTTCATATTCACCTATATCAAAACCACGCTTCATTAACGCATACAAACTAATTTTGTAGCCGCGAAGTTCTAGCCAAGCCCTAGTGTAAGAAGGTAATGGCAATAATGAAATTATAGATAATACTAAAAAAATAGAAAACATAACAGTATTACTAAGCACAAGAAATAACAAAAATAACGGAAAAAATATAAAAAACAATGACTGCGGAAAAAGGTACAATAAATAAAAATTAATAAACCCATATCTTTTTATGTCTTCATAATGCATTACTTCGTGAGCCAACATACCAACATTAGTATGCTCTTTAGGCAGCCAAATAGTATTTCCCAGTGTTATACCACTATATTTTAAACCTGAAGGCATGCGTTTCCAAAAAAAATGATCTTGCTTACTTCTTATTTTTAATTTTGGATATTTTTTTTGTGCCTGCCTTTTAAAAATCTCAAAATAATCCGCCATGATAAACTCCTTTTTACACGATAAACTTATTTAGTTTAGCATGCATTTTTACAGCGCTTATGCCATCATCCCGCGCATCCTGTAGAAGACCCACAAACAAAACATACAAAACATGTTCCACTTTTTTGTGTCATACCGCCACATGAAAAACATGGAGGTCCACTTAATGAAAAATTATCTTCAAAACTTTTGGTATTATCTTCGGATTGAACTATCTTATTCTTTTTATCCAAAAACTTCAACTCTAACCACCTGAAAAGATAGTCAATAATTGATGAACACATTCTTATATCTTTATCCTGAGTAAGACCCGCAGGTTCAAATTTTACATCCTTAAAACATTCCGCTAATTTTTCTAAAGGTACCCCATACTGTAAAGCATACGATATGGCTGTAGCATATGAATCTAACAACCCTCGCATAGTAGATCCGGCTTTGGACGCAGAAATAAATACTTCCCCCACAGACCCATCCTTGTAAAGACTAATGTGGAAATAACCTTTAAACCCACCTATACAAAATTTGTGCCTAATTGATTCACTAACATCTGGCAATTTCCTTCTAACTGCAACTACTTTATCCTCTTTCTCAGAAATTTTATCATTAATATCTTCTTTAACATTTTTGGAAGTTAGTGGTTGCAAGCACTTACTTCCATCCCTGTACACAGCCAATGCCTTTATACCTAATTGCCAAGCGTAATAATAAGCACTTTCTATATCTTGCACCGTACAAGTACTGGTAAAATTAACAGTTTTCGAAATACTACCGTTTAAATGTTTTTGAGCAGCAGCCATCATTTCAATATGCTCGCGCCATGGTATCTCATTAGCTGTTTTATACACGCTAGTATCTGGCAGCTTTTTAATGAACTCTTGCATACTACCACGCAATGGGTTAAATCCCTTTTCTTTTAGCTTTTTCTCAACCAAAGATGCTGGAAGAAGCATTACTCCCCCTCCAGCTAGAGTTTTTACTGTTTCTAAGCTAAAATAAGGCTCAATACCAGTAGTGTCACAATCCATCATCATAGCGATTGTTCCAGTAGGCGCTAAAAGCGTTAATTGAGAATTTCTAACACCAAACCGTTTTATCAACTCATGTATTTCTGAACTTTCAGTAAGTTTTCCATAAACTCCTGCAACAGCCTCTTCATTACCAAAAAATGCCTTAAAAGAACCATACTTTTCACTCAGTGATATGCTCATTTCACAAGCATATGTTGTCATTTTTTTAGTTAAATTAGAAACAAAATCTATAGCAGCTTTTGACCCATAAGCAACTCCCATACTAACCAATAACCCCCCCAAATTAGTATAACCTATCCCGATAGGTCTGGTCTCAATTGTACGCTCTTTTATTTGTTCTATAGGGTAAAACGCCTTATCGATCATAATATCTTGAGATAGAACCAATAACTGAACATCCTTTTTAAATGCCGCCCAATCAAAATTTTCTCCGCTCCAATACTTAATAAGATTTAGCGAAGCAAGATTACAAGAAGAATTATCAACCGCACTTAATTCACTACAATTATGTGCAACAAAATTTTCAACAACACCCCAATGATATTTCGGTTCAACAAAATCAAAAACCTCTCTAACCCCTTCTACCTCAATGCTATCAACTTTAGGAGTTATTTTTAATAAATAACCTAACAAAGACTTCCTTTGATGAGCCTTCAGGAAATTTATATTCTCAAAAAACTTAATTATATCTTCCCATTTATAAATATCAATACTTTCTTCCACCGTATTAAAAAACGAATCTATACCGTACTTGTCTCTTAAAAAATCGTAAAAAACCGGACCAAAAAAAGGATCTTTATAATAAAAATGTAACCCATCACTATTAACAAATCCGTTAGTCGTAAATAAAACACAAGCTAAATCGTCAACATCTTTATAATTTTTATAATTTCCAAAATAATACTGCAAAGCAGCATAATCATAACTATTAGACGCAGGATTAAAATATCTTAAAAAAAGTTTATCAACACTATTTCCAAATTTTTTGGGCTTAAATGACGGCATAATTTTTTTATTGACTAAATCCTTAGCCTCTAACTTCTCACCATCTACTGTCATAAAAACATGATCTTCTGTGCACAAAATAGGTGAAATATTTGTTTTACTAAAATTTATTTTAATTGCATTTTTATAACCATTACTCCATACTTTACTAGATCTAAATTTTCCATCTACAGGACTATAAACATCAAAATCCTTACCGACAAGATCTCTAAATTTTATATAACCTTGATCTGTCAAAAGCCGCATACTCCCAACGAAACAAGGGTTTGTTGCCCTAAGTGGCCCCAATGAAGGTACAGGATTATCCTCATTCATTCTGTCATTAAACTGAATTCCTGGATCTCCTGTATGCCAGGCTATTTCTGCTATTTTATTAAATAATTTTCTAGCTTTTATAGTTTTAGATACTTTTCCATCTCCACGATTAATCAAATCCCAGTCCAAATCATTCTCAACAGCTTTCATAAATTTATCAGATACCCGTACTGAATGATTTGCGTTTTGATATGCTACAGTTGCTATAGCCTCTTCTGGAGAAATACCATTTTTTATTAAAATCTTTGCCTTTTGATCTTCTTTATATTTACACTCAATAAATTCCTCAATGTCTGGATGATCCGCCTCTAAAATAACCATAGCTGCACTTCTTCTAGTGCGTCCGCCGCTTTTTATAGCCCCACCAACTATATCCCATATCTTCATAAAGCTACACACACCTGAAGACTTGCCTTTATTAGATAAATTCTCGCCATTACCTCTTAGTTTACTCGCATTTACGCCAACTCCAGAACCGTTCTTAAAAATCATTCCAATCTTTTTACTATATTCCAAAATGTCACATAAAGTATCCTCCAAAGATAAAATATAACAAGCTGACACCTGCTCCTGTACATTATTACCCAAATTCATATATACGGGAGAGTTAAATGCAACCCTTTGGTCAACTAAAGCATAAAAAAGGTCATCCGAAAAATTTGAAGCCTCCATATCTGAAGAAAAATAACCCTGCTCTAGACCCCAACGCTCTATAGTTGAAACTACACGGGTTAGTACACTTAACGCACTATTTTCATTAGAAAAAGCATATTTTGATGCAACTATTGTCGCCGCCCTATCAGACCATGCTTCAGGAACTTCAAAACCACTTTTATAAAAGATTATATCTCCAGATGTTTGATCTTTTATTTCCACATCTACTTTTCTAGTTTTCAAAACAACCTCCAACTAACAAAGCCTAAGATCTTTTAAAGACTACCATAACTCAGACTACTTGTCAATCAAAAAATTTATTTTATATAAAAAGCTTAATATTTTAATACCTTAACAAACACTCTTATATAAATAATACAAAATCCTACATTAAAAGTCAAGCTAAAAAAATTATTACAAAAAGACTACAAAGCCTTTAAATAACTAATTAAGCTTAACAAAAGTTATATTTTGGGTGTTTAGACATCAAAAGATATCTAGTACAGGCTATTTAGTAGCCTTCGGTGAGAACATATCTTCCATTGGAATAAGAGGGTCTTCCATCTCAACCCCATCCATTAACTCAGCAATATCATCAACCATTTCAGGAAATAAATCCATATTTGAAACAGGAAGCTTCTTTAAAACATTTTGTTGTAAGGCTTCCAGCGAAAGACTGTCCATTTGTTCTTGAATACTCTTTATCTCATAGTCTATTCTGGTAACTTCACGACTATCATCTTCAATAATGTCAAAAATCTCCAGATATCTATTCATTTTTTTAATGACTTCTTGTTCCAAAGGACTACCTGCAAATTTATTAATAAACTCCTTAAGATATGAAGCATTAGCATAAGTAAAACAACCTTTTTTTCCAGCTTCAACAATAATTACATTGGTTCCGACAGAAAGATCCCGCATTCTTTTTAGGTCCAGAAGGCGAAGCTCATACTCAATTACTGTTAATTCTCTTAAATTCTCTAAAGATTTATATTTTAAAGACTCTTTATTAAACTGAAGATCATACAATTGCACTAAAAGGTTTTCTGCCATTTCTTCAAATGCAGTCCCTTTAAAACTCATAAACCATTTTTCGTTATCTTTATCTACTAAACAAGCTCGTCTATTTATTTTAGGACTCATTTTAGCTCCTTGACCTAGCGACCCTCTATTAACTTCGAAAAAATCAATAGCTGCTTTTGCTACAGTTTCTAGCATCAAATTTTCAGTATCCTCGGGCACTTTCTTTACATTACACATAAAAACTTTTTCCCCTTTTTCATATAAAGAAACTTGTAAATAATCAGGACTTATTTTTGAAGGCTCAATGTCAACTTTAAACCCTTGAACCATTAACTCAATAACTTTATCATAGGTAAAATCAATATCTTTTTCCATAAGATTACCTCTAAAGATACATTTTTTTAAACGTGGAGGGTAACGGCTCAATATCCTCTACTTTTATACGATATTCCATCCCTTTTGACTTAATAATTAAAAAATCATTTTCAATATCAAGGTCTACAATCACACCCTTAATGCCGTCACCTCTAGTATCCTTAAACCTAACAGGATCAGAAACTTCTATAGGAGTTTTAGTCCCAGGATAACATTTTCTGAGCAGATCAACAAGCCCTTTTTCCTCAGAACTTTCTTCAGAAGGTTCCCCTAGTTCTTCTACTAAATCTTCGTGAATTTCTTGAGACTTTTTCTTCCTTACGTTAACACCATAAGGATTAATACAAAACCCTAGATTAATCAAGTGGGGCATCCACGCATCTTGCTCAGCAACATTTACATGCTCTAATACATAATTTCTCAACAAATAGATATATGGTCTTGGGAAACTATCTTCTCCGCTCTTTTCAGCATCCTCCATCATTTTTATAACTTTATCAAAATCTTTTGGTATTTTTTTAGCAGAATATTTTGGCACCAATTTTTCAGGAACATAACCAGTTTCATTTCTCAATGATACCATTAGTTCTCTTTCTTCCCTGCTTTTAGGCGGAGTTGACCAGTTTGGAGATAACTTAGGAAGAGAATAAGACGTTACCCTCTCCAGTATTTCATCAAGAGACTTTTGAGCGATAACATACAACCTTCCATTAACTTCCATAACTGATGGAAGCTCTATGTCACCTTTATACACCGGAACGGTTACAACTGCAGCAGTTCTTAAGCCCGAGGCAGATGTAAATTCAACATTAAAAATAATACCGCCAGAAACTACAGAATTTTCTTTATACTTTGCGTATTTAATGTCTTTAGTATTTATAAAAGATATTTTTGGAAAAACGGGCAAATTAAATTGAGAAAAAACGTCATTTAAAACGCAAGACGCTTCAAAAACCATAGCTCTTACACTTTTATCTTCCTCAGGCTTATCGCTAAATAATTTACCAAATTGACCGGCTTTTTTTCTTTCTTCAAAAAGTTTCGTATACTTTTTCATATTATCTTTAAATTTTAAAAAGTTCTTATATCCTGATAAAAGAGGATGTTTAGAAACCTTATCGTCATTTATAAGTTCATCAAAATTAGCCATCTTTTAACCTCTTCTAATTTTTCTTTCCCCGTAGCTTAATTCCGAAAATTTCCTAACTTCTTGTTTTTTTGTAGTATTTCTAATTCTTGATTGTTTTATTTTGTCTTTTACTTCTTCTAACTTTATTGAAGACGTATTATTAGGCCGATCTACCCCAGTTATACAACTAGCGACAATTCCGATCTCAACAATATTGTTATCTTTACTTAAGTAAACTGCAAAAAGACATTTTTCTTCATTTGACAAAACTGCGATCTCATCAAGAAAATCTTCAATACTCTCAAAAGGTACATATACAGAATGCACATGACCTCCAATAGCAAAAATTCTATATGGATACAAATCTTTTAATTCTTCTGACATTTTATAGATTATCCGCGATCTTAGAAATTAAATGTAGTACATTATTCTTATAGTAAAAAGCATCATTTTTATTTGACAATTCTTTTTCGTTAAGCTCTTGCTCTCTTTCTAGCAGGTCAGCCTCAGAAACAGCTAATAACACCAATCTATCACCAACTTTTACATCATACAGATCGCAAAAGCCGCCATTTACTTCAATAACCCCGGAACATTCTTGTTCGCTCCAAACATCTAATGCTCCAACTTTTGTTTTTTTCTCTATTTTTGAAATATATTCATCTTTTAAAAATATAACATCCAATGGGTACAAAACTGACCCCTGAAAAAAACTAACAGAAGAATATGGTACATAAGGAAAATACATTCCACAATTTCTCTCTAATACTGAATATTTTTGTAGCCCCTCTCTTTTTTTATTTTCAGAGTCTGCAACAAAACATTTAATTTTTATAGGTCTATCCATCCACAAAACATTAACATGCGAAACCGCTGACGTATTAACTTTATTTTTATGAATAGGGCCACTATCATATAAAAAAACAGTATCTTTTTCTAACAAACCAAAATCTTCTAAATATTTATACGAATCATGTACTTTTACTAACATTTAGTCTGCCTACATTATTTTTTTCTTCTTAGGTCTACCTTTTTTAGATACAACGTGACCATCAATTTCTTCCACAAGATCCTCTGTATCCTCATCTACTTCTTCTGCTGCATCTTCTAATACATCTTCTTTTGGAATTTCTTCAACTTTTTCAACTAGGTCTTTTTCTTTTTCAATATCAGAAATTTCCTCAACAATGGATACAGCTTTTTTATTGAATAAGTCTGCAAACACAACGTTATTTTTAATTTCTTCTACAGAAAACCCTAAAAATCTAACTAAATCTAAAGGGGTGTTCGGTTTTAGCGTAACAATCTTAAAAGCCGCCTTCCTAACACGCCTTTCCTTATGCCTAGCAATTCTTTTAAGTTGTTCTTCGTCTAAATTAGACTGAATCCTCAGAGAAAGCACTTGTTTAGTCTTATTAATTACTACCAATTTTTCTGACATAATAACCCCTTATTACCTAAAAAGTGAACTAAAACCTTTGTCTTTTGATAAACCAAATATCTCTCTAACTTGTGAAACTGGCAACCCTACTTCTTTTATCACTCTCTCCAGAAAAATTTGTGATTTAAGAGCGGGAACTTGCTCTGGAGTAGCAGCTTCTACTTTTTGAGACATAATTTCATTATAAATACTCATTACTTGAGATTCAGGACTTTGCTCATCTGGTCCCACTGCGCCAGACTGGTCTTGTTGTGGCGACGGAGCTTGCTGCTGCGGAGCTGGCGCTTGCTGCGGAGCTGGCGCGTGCTGCTGCGGAGCTGGCGCTTGCTGCGGAGCTGGCGCGTGCTGCTGCGGAGCTGGCGCTTGCTGCGGAGCTGGCGCTGGAGCTTGGCGCTGCGGAGTCGGTTTGATAGCTTGCTGCGCTACCTTTTCTTCTGTAAGCACTGCAGCTTCATTTATAAAAAGTAGATCAAAAGCCTTTACTGCTTTACTTCTTTCACCTTCCTGCTTTAATACTCTGTTAGCCACTGGTTTTGGAATTGTAGGATCAGGCAAAGGCGCAGACGAAGGTGCAGACGAAGGTGGAGGAACCGCTGCGCCGGATGAAGGCTTCCTTAACTGAATTTTTAGGATATTTTGCTTGTCTTGGGGACTCATATTCAAAATTTCCTCTTCAGACCAGCCCAACGTTTTCAAACCGTCATCTCCTGATTGCGGAGAGGGCTTCACTGGAGGCAAAGGTGCGCCTGGAGTAGCGGGCAAAGCCGGTTTTGGTGGAACAGCCGGAGCAGGCTTACCAACCCCAGCAGGATCTTCCGCTGGAGGAACCGCTTGCGCTTCTTTTCCTAGATCTTTATCCTCTTTATCTTTTTTTACTTCTCTATCTACTTTAACCTTTTCAACCATTTTTTTACCATAATCACCAACTTCACTATAGTACTTCTTCCAATATTCAGCAGCAGCTTCATCTACAGCTTTTTTAACAGACGCAACCATATTTTCATCAGGATTTTCTGCGTATTGTGCAGGTTCGCCGGTCGTAACAGGGCTTTCACCGCCGGGTACTTGATCTGGTGTAACTTCTTCATTCAGTTTTGGTCTAAAAGACGACCAATCATATTCATCTTCTAGTCCAAAAGATCTCACTAAATGATACAGCTCTTCAGCAGATTCAGCCTCTAAATCTCTAGTATAATCACCCCACTGCTCCTTAATACTAGGACCAGCAGTCTTATTAGAAGTGTGCTTAATCACTCTAGTTTCATCCGACGACGGAGCCTCCTGCACTACAGTCTCCGAAAACGGGTTAACGCCGTCATCTGTAAAATCTATTTTTGGTCTTGGCGCTTGTACAACCGTTTTGTCCCGCTCAGGATTTGAAGCATAAGGCATAATAGCCTCTTTAACGTCACCTAAAAGTTCATCGTCAACTTGTTGTTTTAGAATTTCCTCTATTAAATAACGTGCTGCTTCGTCCAAATAAAATTGATAATCTGCCTCAGGATCAGAAACAATAGAGTCAGAAAATCTAAATGCTTGATCCGCCAAAAATGGATTTTGCTTAATAAACTCTATATAGGCATTTTCTTCTTCCGATACTTTTAGAGCAGCTAATTTTATAGAAAAACTAATTTTTTTACTAGCTGACCTAGCTTTATAATCCCTAAAAGCTTGAGCGTAGCCTTCTAGCTTTTCATCATTAATAGGCTCATTAAGTATAGATTCCATTAAATAGTGGGCATTTTCATATTCATTTTGAGACCCACCAGACTCGCTAATAGCTTTATCCGCCAAAGCAGGATTATCTATCAAAAATCTAAAATAATCCCCACTTTCAACACTTTTTTCACTTTTATACACACCAAATGCTTCAGCAAAACTATTTATACTATCATAATCACTTTCTTGGTTAAGCAACTCTTCCAACAGATATTGTGCCGCACTAGCATCATCCATGTTCCCAACCTCTGCTAAAACTTTATCCGCCAAAGCAGGATTATCTAGCAAAAACTGTACGTATTGATTAGCTATTTTATAAGATTTTTTATCTTTTTTCTTGTTATAAATAGACCAAGCTACCGCCCAAGGATTATCTATGTCCTTGTTTTTCTTAAGATCTAAAACAACGTCTTCCATCCCCGGAGGAGTTACTGCCTGAACTCCAGGAGCGCCAGGACCAATAAATCCCGGACCTATGAAGTCTTCTGACATTTTTTCATCATCTACAACAGACTCTTCTTCCACAAATTGGTCGAGGGCTTCCAATGACCGGGCAGCCTCCCATCTCTCAAAATCTAAAATGTCCTCTAACAAATTTTCAGAAATACTTGCACGCTTTAATTCAATATATTTTCCAGAACCTAAAGCATAGCCCTCATCAAATGTGTCTATTATCTTTTTACTGTTAGATCCACTAACACTAGACCTTTGATTTTTTTCAATATTATTACCCGCTGCCTTAATATTAGAATCCAAATACGATAGAATATTTTCAGCGCCGAGAGCATACGCTTGATCATACACATCTGCAATATCAACATTATGATATTCCATAAATAGATCCAAAGCTTCCAAGTCATCTTCCATTAAAATCTTTTCTACAATAGCCTTATTTTCTGGGTCTACGTAAGACCACTTTGCTGAAGTTTGTAGAAATTCCGGTCCAAAATCCGGATCTGACATTTCTGTCTGTTTTTCTGGATGCTTGTTAATTGATGGATCTTTCCAAGGCTCTTTTGTTGAAGAATCCTCGCCCAGATCTGTATCAGAAAACTCCCCACTAGGTTTTGGATTAGTAATCACTTTAGGGGTTTTTATCGGATTTAAAGAAGAATCAGGACCAAGCACTTTTTTTAAAGAAGGGCTTTTAACTTCCTTTTTTACACTTGGTATTTTATCGGGAATAATCCCTGCCATTTTTACAAAATCATTAACAGCTCTATCCAAGAACAATAAAGAGGTACATAAGCCTTCCCCCTTTTTATTGAAAAGTTCTACCTCATCGGAAGCATTAACTCTTATAATACAACCATTTACAGTAACTTCTTCTTCTCTCAATAGGGCTTCTTTTATCTCTTTTTCAGTTTTATACATTTTTACCTCTATTATTCTTCTTCACTGTTAAGAAGCGCTAAAATAAATTTTCTAGCTTTTTTATTCTGAGGAGAATTTGACGCCAAGCAATTCTGCCTAATATAATAATCATAATCTTCTTGACTTTTTATATTTTCAGCTATAGCTGTTAACTGCCCAATATCCAAAGACATATAGCCATTATCTGCAACAATTTCCAAAATAGAAGATGCTTTAGACTTTGGGTACTGCCTTATATAAGACTCTTTCAATCTAAGAAAATCAGAAGTTAAAAGATTTGCATCTTTTTTTCTTTTCCATTTTTTCCCTAAATGAGAGCAAAGCACAGATATTCCAACATCTCGCGGATATTCGTCTCTAGCCATTTTTACAATCTGGTAAGCATCAAAAACTGAAATCACAGGCAACTTCCCATTAATATCTTGATCTTTCGGGTCATTAACTTCTCCACAGGTTTTTTTCAATGCTGATAAAAATCGTTCACTAACGGAAGAAGCATTATATTGCTCTTTTTCTTTATCTTCCTCTTCCGCTTTTCTCAACTCATCTGCAACACATTCCGCAATTTTCGAAAAATCAAAATCTTTTACAGTTTTTCCACTAAGATTAGCTAATCTTTGCCGTATGTTTCTACAATTTTTCATCTAACTTTCTCCCAGAAAATACTAATTATTGTACTCGTCACGGTATCTAAATTGACCTTAAAAATATAATAACATAATATCCGTTGAATTCTTAAAATTACTATTAATCTACCAATAATTCCTTCAAAATATATTCCTTATCACAGTCATTACACCTAACTTTTAAAGGAGTTGTAGCAAACATTGTACTCAATTTACCGGCACATTCAGGGCAAACTACCTCATCACAATCTCCAGATTCACAGTCTTCTTTACTAATAGATTTCTTAAAAACTTTAACAAACTCTAAAAAGCTTTTATCGGCTTCAGACAGTTTATCAAGATTGCTTAGCCCTTCTAACCAGTCCAGTTTTTCCTTTATTCTAGTCATTGCAAAAACCATTATATAAAAAAATTAATATTTTGTCAAGAAGCATAACTCAAATTTTTTAATATTTTAAAAAAATAAACCGCTTAATAATTAATTACTAAGCGGTTAACTAAGCTCGATATAATATAAGAAATTAATCCCCCTTTTTATCTTCTTTATCCTCTTTATCTTTTTTGACTTCTCTATCTACTTTAACCTTTTCAACCATTTTTTTACCATAATCACCAACTTCACTATAATAATTTTTCCAGTATTCAGCAGCAGCTTCGTCTACGCCATTTTTAAGCAACCAATCCTTAGCAACATCAGCTTTTACTCTTTTTTTAATCTCGTCTACAAGCTGTTTTCCAAAATCACCATAATAAGAAATCCAGTAATCTTCAGCAGCCTCATCAACAGCTATCTTATGAGTATCATACGCAAGAGCTTCCCCGTAAATAGAAGCTACTTTTATAGCGGGCTTTCCAAAAATTTCTATAACATCAAGAGCTTCGCCATTTTTTACCCCGTCAACAATTTCTTTCAACGCTTTTTTACCAATAAGTTCAGAATCTTCCACAAGGTCAAATGCCACAACAAAAGGAATATTTAACTCTTTTGATAAAGCTCTTGCTTTTCTACCAAAACTAACACTCTCTTTGATATTATTAATAGACTCATCCCCAACTACAGCAGCAAGCTTTTCCCAGGAATAAACATAAGGGGCTTCCTCAACTAATCCCAGACTCTTAGCCACTATAGAAAATCTGTCAACAATCACTTTTGGAATATTGTAAGCAAACTCATCTTCCATATATGCGCCATAAAGCCCCCAGGCACTTGCTTCAATAACTTTAAATGCTTCTCTTTCCATATCTTCCACGTTGTCAATTTCTTGTTTATTTCTATGAACCATAACCTTACCACTTTCATCTTTTTCTGCGAACCACAAATGATGTGCTGTTTTATCTTTCATTTATATATTCTCCTATCCAAAACTATTCCTAGTAATAATATCCACCACCATAAGGATTTTGATCTGTAAATCCTGAAGGATCTTTATAATTTACACCATACTCTAATTGTTTCTTAGTTCTTGCTTTTTCTTCTTTTTTGTCTTTTAGCCAACTTTGCAAAAGCTTAACGATAGCTGTCAACTTATAGTCCAGAGACGCTATAGCAACAACCTCTAGAGCTTTTAACGCACCACTTATCATATTTTCCCACATACTATTATCTAGTGGATTACCAAAAGCTTTTTTTTCAAAATCAAAGCCTGCGTCCTTAGCCACTTTCCTTAAAAAAAGTCTATGAATTCTTAACATTTACGCTTCCTTAAAGTTTAATCAAAAATGTTCAGAAGATAATTTTTAGCTTAAAAAACTGCCAACCCATTATTATGCACAATGGGCTCCCTTAATTATACAATATATACAAGATTTTTATTAAAAAACAAAAATCCAATTACTCTTTTTTCAATTCTTTAAAAAACTTAGGAAAAAGATGCTTTATTTTTATAGGGTTAGGTGATAATGCAAACAATTTATCAGAAATTTTTTTAATCTTAGGACAACCCCTTAAAATACCTGAAAGTTTATGCACAGGACAATTCGTCATAATAAAATCAGAATCAACAGAATTATTACAAGCACAACCACCTAATGACCGTATTTTTTTTAAAATATATTCACTCCTAGTATAATTAGACCTCTTTACCTCCAATAAATAGCATTTTTCAGACTTACAGATATAAGCTCTCTTAAAATCTTGAAACGTCATACCAAAATATTGTTTTATCCAATTATATATAGACATAAAAGAAACGCCAAGATAATCTGCCATACCTCCAGCAGTATCGAACAAACAAGCCTCTAACAAAACATCTACAATAGGTTTTCCATACTCAACTTGTAATTTTAAAACATTAGATGAGTGCTTTGATTTACACTCGCTACAAAATACAAAATCTTTTTTACAAAAAGACACCTGATTATTGCAGTACGGAGTATCACACTTTTTAACATTTTCACCCATATGCAACCCCCTAACCCCAAACAACATTGTTACGCATGTGCTCAACAATCTTATCAATATCAGAAGGCAAATCAAACAATTCTATGTAACACCTTAATGCCATTTGGTTCAACGTATTCTTAAATACTTGATCCGACAAAACGGAAAGTAACTGGCGCTCATTAGCTAGACCCAAAACAGCTAATGCTTTCTTCTTGTCGCCACCATACTTGTCTATCTGAGCTTTTGACAAATATTCAACATTACGCTCCAACCATACTTCAGGTATAGCTCCGAGTTTACCATTTATTATAATTTGATCTATAATTGCATCAAAAATAGTGGCTTGCTCTACTTGAGAAACGTGACTTTTATACTCTGACTCAAAAGCTTTGCGAAAAGCCATTTCATCGTCAAAACCTTCCGCCTTAAATAACAACGAATCAGCTTCTGGTATAATATTAACCCTAATACCCTTAACAATACCTTTAACGTCCAATACTAAAGACGCGTCTCTAGCACTAACGTATTGTGTTTCAAAAGGAGTACCGTCCAGATTCGCCTTTATACAGTTTTTTAGCTCATCCACAGTTATTTCCTTATAAGGAACCCACTTGTCAATAAAACTACCATCTTCATATTGCTCCCCATAACAATATGCCATAATCTCTAACAGAATTTCATGCTTATCTGTTATTTCTGATATTTCATTTACATTTTCTATAATTTTCTTGTAGCCATGTTTACTCTGCAAGTCAGATAGCCTACCCTGATATTCCACAGCCATAGGTCTAAATTCTGGCCGCTTAATGTTAAAACTAATATTTTCCTTAGTTATACCAGAAATTTTTGGCCAACAAAAAAACACAACAAAAACTGAAGGATCTAAATCCTTTTCTTCATAATTACTTATTTTAATAGAAGAAATTAACAACAACTCTTCGTCTTTTCCTAATTTTTTATTTATCGAATCTATGATAATATCAGAAACAGCATATTTATACAAAGTATTAATACCTACAGTTTGTTCCAAAGCTTTTCTAGCTTTAGTATAATCTGTTCCACCGCCACCCTTTTTCATACCCTTGTAATCATACAATTTTATCAAGTTATCTTTATTTTTTTCCCAATAATTATCAATATTTTTATTAAAAGTCTCCCTTTTCATAGAAAAAAACGCCCTATATGGGGTGGACATTGGTTCTATTATTATTCTATCCATTGTATTTTCTAATTTCAAATTCTGTTCTTGGTTCGCCATGGTATTTTTTATCCCCTTTTACTATTTTTTCACTTCTTTCTAACCTAACAAGTTTATCATCTACCAAAACTTGATTTTTATTTCCTTTATTACCTTTTTTTCCCTCACCTTGAAGTGCATCAAGCACTATAGACGGTAAATTATCCAAATCTGGTTCCGCTTGCTTAGGGCAATAAAAAACAAATCTTATTTCACACAAATAGTCTATAGGCTCCAATCCGCCTTGTTCAATATATTGTTTATAAGCTTCTTCTGAAATAAACTCTCTAACAGTTCCTAATTTTTTAGAATGGCCCACAAACGGCCTATTTTTTTTACCCCTTCTAATTATAAGATCATTTTTCTGTACTTTTGGCCTACCTTCTATAACAAATTTAAATACTTTTTTCATTTACACAATAGCCTTTTTAAAAAACTTAAAACATTAATATCAGAACAATTGTAAAATTGTCTAAAAACGTAATCTTTTGATTTATCGTCAATACTCCAAATTTCATTAACTCTCTTACCTGCATAAGGACCACTTAAAAATAAAATATCATTCTCTTCTAACTTATAAATATCCTTAGCAGACTTAAGCTTTTTTTCAACAGGAACCATTAATTTATTTTGCGTTATTTTCATGATCTTTTCTACCAAAACTCAAAACCTCATTAGTAGTCGGAGCTAAAACACTAAAATCTTGAGCAACTGATTCCTTTACTGTTTTAATATAGTAGTTAAACAAATTTAGGTCCTTACTACTATCTCTTCTTAAATAATAAAACATATCTACCCTAAATACCATATTATCTGGAGTTTTAGTACCAAAAAGAATTCTACGCATCACTGGATAAAAAGCAATAGTATTATCACTAGTTTTTTCAAAACTTTCCGAATATGCTACAGGAAAAGTAATAACACAAAGATCATCAGGCAATGCCTCACCCTTTGAATACTCTAGATCATACCCTCCTATAAAAAGCTTATTATTCGACGATACCAAAACCATAGGCGTATCTTGAGTAAAAGGGCTCATTACAAATGAAAACTCTTCATCAGCTTCATATTCCTCACTTTCAGGAGCGTTAAGCTCTTTTTCAACACCTTTATTTTTAAAGTTATCTCCGTTAATAGGAATTTTAGCTTCGTTAACTTCCTCACTCAATTCTTTTTCCCATCTTTTTTCTAGTTCAGTCTTTTCCATTATTTACCTCAATCATATTATTTCAAATTTTTAAAGACGTTACTCCGTCTTTTTTTCTAACTGTCCAAACTTCATCAAAACTTATCAGGTTATTAACATAACCAGAATTATCTGTAAAAATAACAGTGCCTATACTAAATAATTTAGGAACACTATTTGCCAATTTTTGGCTATTTGCCGAATCTAAATAAGAAAAAATCTCGTCTAATATTAGAATATTACAACCCTGACCGACACTTCTAGCTATCTCGTGCAACGCAATAACTATTGCAATAGAAATTTTACTTAATTCTCCATCCGAATAAAGCATTAACGGGATTTTTTTCCTACCTTCTTCTATTTCTATTTTTATTTCAGATTTCCAAAGGTCTTTTATATCCGCCGCATTCCGCTTCTTAACTTTTGCATCAAATGACGTTATATTCACACGAATAGGATCTCCAATAGAAACAAAATAGTTATTAACAAATTCAGATATTTCATTCATAAACATCGATAACTTATGCAACTTAATAAAAGGAATGTTTTCTATTAACCAATCATAATTTGAAACTTCATCCGCAAAAAGAGCTGCCTGGGAAGCATAGCTATTGATTATAGCATATTTATCCGAAATTTGACTTTTTAAATTTTCTATATTTTTTAAACTTAATTCTATATTTTCTTTTTTAGCCTTTAAGCCAGATCCTTCTGAAACATAATTACTTAACTGCCTATTAACTTCATTTATTTGTGAAGATAACCCCCAAATTTCATTATCATAGTTCAAATAACTCTTTCTTTCAACATCTAAAACTTCTGTTTTTTTCGCCAAAGAATCTCTTAAAATTTCTATTTTAGTAATTATCTCATTTTTTTCTTTTTCTTGCTTTTTTATTATACTCTCTTTAAAGAAAATAATGTCTTTTTGTATAGAATCATAATCATTTTCTAATCTACTATACTCTTTCTTTAAATCCCTCAACTTGCTGTCTAAACCATTTTTTACACCTTTGGATATAACGGACCCGCATAATGGACAATTAGTCGATTTTAACAAAATTGAGTTGTTCCCCCCAGAAAGACTGTTAATCTCACCCTTAACCTCACCAATTGACTTTAAAACTCGATCTAACTCAGCTTTTAACTCCTTGTTGTCTTCAACCACGTTAACAGCTAATAAAGAATTTTGCCTTTTTGTAATTTCCTTATTTAACTCACTAATCTCTTCAGAAATCTTATCAATTTTCTCCTTGTTGTATAAGTTATCCCTATTACTCTTACATTGTTCTAGCTGAAATTGTAACTGCCTTAACTTATAATTTGCCACCCTCCAATTTGTTTTAGTTTCTTCCAATTTTTTGTCAACTTCTGCCAATACCCCCGTATAATCATAATCCTTAGAACAAACAAGTTGATTTTCTAGTATATTTAATGCACCCCGTTCATATGACAACGCGTCATTAATACCTAAAACTTTACTAGTTAGCTCCTTCTTCTTAGCCCTACAAGACGCTAAAATACTATCCCAAACTTTTATATCAGTTATTTCAGATAATAAATCAATCCGATCTTTATTTGTTCCACGTAAAAACTTATCACCTGTTCTCGGAGACATATAGGCAATAGACAAAAACCGATCATAAGAAATCCCTACAACTTCCAATAATTTTTTAGACGTGTCAGGCATGCCTGCGCCTCTAAAATCAATCCAATTTTCTCCATCTTTTTTATCAAGAAATAAATTAGTTCCTAAATATGCCGTACACGTATCATTGTCAATCTCATAATAGTTTTCTTTCCATTTTCTACAATACGTAACTCTATAAGTTTCTCCTTTTTTATTTGTAAAAATTAATCTGCCAGCCATACCTTTGTCCCACATCGTGTTAATAAGCGCGTCGCCTTTAACTCCTGTAGGATTTTCTAAAAACAATAACTCGCAAATAGAATTAAATATAGAAGACTTACCTGAACCATTAGAATCTCCGCCGCTATCCTCATTTACACCTAATAGATAAACAAGCCCCCTTTTATCAAGTAGAATATTCTCACTATAACCATATGAAAACATTCCAGTGGGGTTTATGCTATGTATCGTTAAAATGTTAGACATTATGTACCTATTTGTGAGAATTAGCTCAAATACCGCCAAACTTGCACATTATTTTTTAGATTCCATTTTTTAAATTCCCCGCCACAAGAACATTTTTCTTCCAAACATTCAGGAATTTCGTCATCACGGTTAAACAACTCCTCAGAGTCTTTCAGACACTTGTCACAACGATAATTTACCAGTTTCATCTATACCTCCTAATATTTTTCTAATTCCAACACTTTAACTATTTCATAAACTTTTTCATAGTTTACTGTACCTAAACTGGAAAAATTACTTTTCACATACAATTTCAAATCTTCTAAAATATTATTACTATTACTTAATTCTACAACAATACTATTCTCCTTATTAAGGATAGAATCATAAGCCCTAACAACCTCCAAATTTCTTAAACTATACTCTACTTTTTTATCCCGCCAATAATCAGAATTAGAAATTCTATCCACATTTTTTTTATTTCCTACTAACCTAATCTCTAAAAATTGATCTTTAAAACTACACCAATCTAATTCAAAATCCTCTATTTTAGAATTATCATCAACAACAAAAAAAACTTTAGAAAATAAATTTTTAGTTGGGACAAACTTAAAATCAAATTCCCATTTTGAACTTCTTTGTTTCCTATGTGCGGTAACCTCAGTCCACCCCCTCTCAGCATTAGAATCAGCCCTAGTCCTCTGTACTAACGAACCCAAATATCCGCCAATGGTGTGCTTAAAATTAAAATCTTGTCTAATGTGTATATCCCCCGCAACAACAAGATCAAATTCCGAACGATCAAATGTTGACAAATTCACTCCACCTTCATACTTTATAGACCTGTCTTCTGAAAGATAACAACCCTTCACAGAATCATGAAATACAAAAATATTAAGCCGGTTTTTATCAATCTCATAATTACTAAAATCAAACTGAAAATCAGCGGGAAGAGCATGAACGGCTATTTTGTTTCCAAAATAAGTCATACTTTGGTCCATAACATAAATATTCTTACAAAACCTTTTTAATGACTCTGAAGTATGCCATCTTCTTGTGTTATCCACCCAATCATGGTTACCTATTAGATGATAATGTGGAATATCGCCACCATTCACATAATCAAAAATAACAGAATCAGCCCTTATTTTAGTCTCGTCATCAGGCTCACGCTTCAAAAAGCGATCTCCTGCAAATAGTGTAAAATCAAAATAACCGCTAACCGCTCTCTCGAATATAGCCTTTTCTGCTAAAAAAGTATCCTCTAATGTAACACACTTAGCGCCTAATTTATCCCAATGTGTATCAGCCCACATTATAAATTTTACAGCATCCATACTAAATCAGTAACCTTCTGGTTTTTTAAAAATTGTTTCTTTCAGCTTAGCCTCTAACTCGTCAACGAATTCAGGAGTACTAACCATATATTGATAAACATTATGCTCCCCCTGACCGATATTTTTACCATCGTACATTAACCAAGACCCACTTTTTTGTATAATATTCTGGTCCAAAGCCAAAATCAAAATATCCAATTCTCTAGGGATAGCTTTTCCATATATAAGGTCTGTTTCAACCTCTGAAAAAGGGGTTGCTAATTTATTTTTAACAACTTTTATTCTAATTTTATTTCCTACAGGAACTTCATTCTTTTTTATCAACGCCCCTTTCCTAACATCTAGCCTAATAGATGAATAATACTTTAATGAATTCCCTCCAGTAGTAACTTCATTATTACCAAAAAATACTCCAACTTTTTGACGCAACTGATTAACAAAAATCAAGCACACTCCAGATTTAGAAATTATTCCAGCAAGCTTGCGCATTGCCTTAGACAACAGCCTAGCCTGTAATCCTATTTGTTGGTCGTTCATCTCACCATCTAACTCTGCTTGAGGAACCAACGCTGCAATAGAATCAACTACAATAAGATCCCCGCCCCTCATGTTCTCTATTAACCGCTCCACCGTGTTAAGCGCTTGCTCGCCACTATCCGGCTGCACGAATAGCAATTTTGACAAGTTTATCCCCAAATCTCTTGCGTAAGAAGCATCAAAAGCGTGCTCAACATCTACATAAGCACATAGCCCTCCCTGCTTTTGAGCCGATGCAATAGTCTGCAAACATATACTTGATTTTCCACTAGACTCTAATCCAAAAATCTCTACAATTCTACCTTGAGGAAATCCGCCTATACCTAGAGCTTTATCTAATGATAAAATACCCGATGGAATCACAGGAATATTGTTAAAAACAGTATCCTCACTAAATACGATAACATCGCTAATGTCTTTTGATTTTTTATCAAATGCTGACAAAATCTTGCTAAGTCTATCACCATCTTGACCTACAACCTCTTCTTTATTTTGGGTTTTTTTAAGTCTAGCCATAATTTATTCCTCACCAAGGAACGTCATCATTTCCTTCTTCCTGCCCTCTATCCGGCAAATTATCATCAATACTAGGTATCTTAGGACAAATACTAGAAAAATTAGGAGCACTAGGAATAGAAGGTGCAGGAGCGCTAACAGTAGGAATATATGCAGAAACAGCAATATTTGTATCTACAGACGGTACAGGCATTGTCATTTTAGGAGCAGGTCGCGACTTAGGTTTTGGCGGAGAAGGCACGGCAGCAACTTGTGCTGGCACCTGAACTTGAGGTTGAGCGCTTACCATATCCTGCGCACTATCGTTTTCCAACTCTTTTTGAGCATACATCTTAGCTTCATCATATGGCAGTATAACCAAAAAATCACTTGGATCCACCGCATTATCCAAATCACATAAGTAATCCACCCAATCTTGATCAATTGGTACAACAGACCCTTTCATTACCTGGTACGTAGTCCTCATCAGGTTAGTTCCTACGCATTCCGTGGTATCCTTAATCACCTCCATCAACTGAAAACCATTCGGATTTGAGAACGAATAAAACGGCTCCGTCTTAATACCGTGCTTGTTTGGCTTAGTATCTTTAATATGATATTCACACAATGCTGCAAGAACTTTTGGAGGAGAAAACCACAATTTATATTGTAGACTTTCATTCTCATCTAAAGGTCTGGACCCAGTGTACTTGTCGTAATCAAAGACGTTCAACAAGCAACGTTCAGAAGACTTATATTCCTTAGCTTTTGCTTTTGATTTTTTCAAAATAACGTCTTTTTCACTCAACTCCTTATAGCCTTCCTTAGTAAGCTTAGCTTTTTCAACTCCAGTAATCTCCGCCAGTTCCGACCACCGATCATTGTATTTAGCCCAATAAGCTTGCTCTAGCTCACAGTATGCACATCGAGGTTCTCTAAACAAAGGCTTTCTACCCATATCATTCATAAGGTACTTATTAAATTTAATAGGACATAGCATAGATATGGTAGAAACAGACCCATCAGGTCTCAAATAATTTTTAACATAATGCAAAGGTACGTTGAAAAAAAATGTATAAATAGTATCAAGATTACTAGCAGTCAAAGGGTTGTAATCATATAAACCAAACCTTTTCCTAGTATCTTCATCCAAGTTAAAAATTTTCCACTTATCCGGGCGATACAATGAAATAAATACTTCATTTGTAACTTTTTGACCAGCCTTGTCCGGCAAAGGTTTGTAAAATACGCTCTGTGTAGCCTGATTATTTGCATTTGTAGTTTTTTCTACCCCAGGCATGTTCATAACCAATTTCATAAAAATCCTCCGTTTTTAAAAAGTTGACGTTCCAGATAACTTTCTCTCAAAAAATGGTCCAATATTAGACCTTTTCGCCATAGTCAAATCTTTCACTTCTTTCATATGATAACTTCTCGAATCTAGCCTTTTAGCTATATTCTGCACTGTTAAATAATTTTTTTCCATATTTTTAGATACTTCCAAAACAGTTTCATACCACCAAGCGGGCTCTGAATTTATAAACTTAAACATTTCTTCCAAAAATTCATCTTCACTAACACCAACCCATAAAGACCCTTTCTTAGATGCTGAAGAAAATGCTAGTTTCGCATACTTCTTACGCTCAAAATCAGAAGTATCCCTCGAATAAATCATAATAGTTGTATCTTTTACCAAATCAATAGTTGGTTTCGTATCTCCATAGCTTAACAGTACTAATTTCGCAAACCTTTTATTATGTGCCCACCACTTCTTCTCAAACTCTTCTACAAATAAATCAAAATCATGTTTTAGATTTATAGCAATCTGCTCCCACCTTGCTTGAATTGCAGCATGCGTATAATATAAATCTTCTATTTGAGATTCATCAAATCCTAACAGCTCTTCAATATCAGTTTCCTCCACAATATCGTTACATAAAATACTTACTCGACCATCTTTAATTGATACCTTAAAACTCATGTTTCATCAACCTCAATTTCTGCCAAACCAGACCCCGCAAAAATACCTTCATCCCATCTAGTGCCAAACTTATCGATCAAGCTTACAAAATCCTCAAGGTCATGCTTTACTAACTTTTCCCCATCAGGGTGTATATGCAATAACTCATGCATTAAAGTAGCTTCTTCCAACTGCTCTGGGGCACTACCCCGCATTAAAACTAGGTCGTTATTAATAACAATAACAAATCTAATATCAAAAATATCTAGATCTACTGCAGACACATTAGCCAAATTTAACAAACCAAACTCTCGTAGTTTCATCGTAACATACTTGGGAATGATTGTCAAGGGAATAGCTCCTATAAAATAACACTTTCCAAGCCATTTTAGCTTGTGCCCACCAAGCATTCTCAAAAAAATAACTTGATCTAAGTTAATATGGTTAAATAATTCAGAATTTTCCTCTATAATTTGTTTAGCCTTTTCACGTAAACCTTCGTCAATTGACCATTGATCGCCTTTTTTACCAACAACGTACATTAATTATTCCTCCGTCTAAATCAAAAACACTATTATAACCAAAAAAACGTACAGCCTCTTCTTCCGTTATTTCTTTATCCGAAACTCTAACATCTATAACACTATCACTATTTTCAGAATTATACCCCCCTCAAAACGGAACTTCGTCTTCTACGCCGTTAAAAACCCCAATAGGTCCATTTATTTTAGTCTCCAATACTTCTGAAGAATCGTTCGTCCGCCTCCCATACAAACTAATAACTGTACTTTTCTGTTTATCCGTAAGTGGATAGTTATTATCTAACTTATTTTTAATAGAAGTCAAAAACCCTTTTTCCCAAGAAGAAAAAGCCTCAGTATTATCAAAATTTAGATTGATTAAGAACTTAGCCTGTTCCAAAACATCAATGTCAGGAACTTTTTGTTGAGTATTTACCTCAAAAAAACTTTTGGGAAAGAAAAAGGTATAACCATTTTTAATTAACGCATACCCAAAAACACCATTCATTTCCAATTGTACTAAATCTTTTTTATCATTTAAATCAAAAACTATATTAAATTTCATAGTCTCCTCCAAAACCAAAAACTATACAATTGATTTTAGTCAAGTACTGTAGATACTGTAAACCAAAAAACCAATCTTACATCAGAAAAATCTTTTCTATCGGAAATTAATTTTAGTTGATCTAACATATCAAAAAAATCTTCACCAAGCCTATTAATCAATGAATCTGACCAAGTAACCTTAACATAAAATGTTGGAAAAACAGCAGCGGGAACTTCACCATACCTATTAACTATTTTCTTTAAAGGTTCAATAATATTTAAATTATACAAAATACTAGCAATATCACAATCTATTAGCTTGGTGAAGTTACTATCAACAACCTTAACATTAGTATACCAAAAGTCCGGTACCCCTTTTGTTAAATAATTTGGATAATCAAACAGAGAAATATATGCCGTAGTATTAAAAGTTCTATAAAAATTATAGTCAACAACTTCGTCCAATACAAGATAACTAGGAAAAACGTTAATATTCTTACTAAGATAAAGTAAATTAACTTCTTCTGACACATCTTCAGGAAACCCTCTAGGTTGTGAAATAGGTTCAATCCCAAATCGATTCTCTACATCGGCAAAAATAGAATATAATTCTAACTTTGGCCAAGAAAAAGGTTGATCTACATATTGACCTATGAAAGGATCTCTAAAAACCCTCCCGACTTTGTGCCAGTTGCCGTCTTTAAATTTTTCTACGTATAATTTCATATAACCCAAAATAAACCTCACTTCCCAACAAGAAGCTCAGAAACTCGCATAAAAAACAAATACCAGCCAATTTTTACATTTCCAGAACTCTTTACTATATCGTAGTACTCTTCCCATATTTTTAATATGGCATTAACCTCTTCAAAAGTCAACATTAAATTTTCATTTTGTTTCTTTTCCATTAGACTCAAAGAAATTCCAGTATACATAAAAGTACTTTCACAATAAGCTCCTGATAAAAATATACTAAAATCTCTAATTAAATTAGGAACACCTTCAAAAAATAAAAGATCTAAGTCAACCCCTTTCTCATACCATTTATCCAAAACCTTAATCATTTTATTGAAATCTTTGCTGCATAGCGCTCCAGCTAACCTCATATATTGATTTACTGATATAATATCTAGAATATTCTCAACATTAGAAAATGATATTTTATTACCATCTTTAAACAGCAAGAGCCTATCCAACATTTGTTGTGCGTCCCTTAAAGACCCTTTACTATATAAACAAATATTAGAAAAAATGTCTTCACAGTATTCAACCTTTTCTTTTTCTAAAATAAATTTTATATTATCCTCTATGTTATTGTTGCTTAAAGGAACTAAAGGCATACTTAAACATCTGGACCTTATAGTATCTGTAATTTTTTCAGGATTAGTAGTAACTAAAATAAAAGTTACATTTTTAGGAGGCTCTTCAAGTAACTTCAAAAAAGAAGCCTGAGCTTGAACAGACATCATATGAACCTCATCCAAAATTATAACTTTTCTCTTATAAAAAGGTGCTTGAAAAACAAAAGAACCTAATTCATCTCTAACGAAATCTACACCATTATTAGACGCAGAATCTAGTTCAACAATATCCGGATGATTCTCTTCTAAACAAGAAGGGCACTTCATGCATAAGTCTTCATTTTCTTTAAAATTTTTACAGTTTAAAGCTTTTCCGTATATTCTTGCTAATGTAGTTTTTCCAGTACCCTTAGCCCCTGTCAAAAACATAGACTTTATTTCTCTATCAAATAAAATAGAATTTATAAAAATAGTTTTTGTAACATCCTGCCCAAAAACTTCAGAAAACTTCTTTGGTCGATACTTTAAAGACAAAGGTACATACATTGTTAGCAAAGAAATCCATTATCAGAAGACAAAAGGTCAACAAGATAATCCACATCCTCATCATCTATATCAAATCCAATAGCGTCAGCATACTCATACACAAGATCGTGAAATGAAGTCTCGCTATGACGAAATTCATCCAACGCATTAAACTTTTTATAAAAACCCAATCCGCCCAAAAACAATTGTATTTCTGTCTGTGACATAAAAACTCCTTACAAATAAAAGTTATTTAAACTTTTTGTTCTTTATACCCTTGCTCAAAGAGCCTATCTAATATGAATATAACAAACAAAAAAAAGAAAAGCAACAAAAAAATCACTTATCGCCCCAACATTTTACAATTTTTGTATCTGTGACAATAGGAACGGCAAAATTTGTAATCTTTCTAAGCCGCTCTGTCATACAATATTCCATAATCTTTTCGGCTTTTTCCACATCATCTTTATGTGTATAACAACCAATTTCGTCATGAATGTATAAAACTGGTTTAGAGCGAACTTTATGTTGATGCATACATCTTGTAATATTAATCAACGCCAATGACGACATATCTGCAGCAGTTCCTTGAATGATGGAATTTACTGACTGCCTTAATGCTTGATTCCGTCTACCTACTAAATGCCTTATTCTTCCATTAATAAAACAGCTTCTTAGATATTTACACGAAACACATTTTTTAAACCCATGCAGTTTCTTTACACTAAGCTGCTGCTTAAGTTTAGACTCATCTACTTCAAAGATGTCATCATTATTAATACCTAACGCCTCAGGAGAAGCTGTTAGCCTGTAACACTCCGGTGTTTCACTTTTTTCTGGCCATTTTACGTAATTTGGAATGTCCAAGCCTGCATCAGGTAGATGCCTAATTCTTCCAAAAATATTATAAACATGCAAATTTTTTTTAGCGAACTCATGGACAGAATCCACCCAATTTTTCAAAACAGGTGCGGCACCAAAATAATCTTCTACAATAAACTTTTCTGCTTCTTCATAAGTCATACCAAGAGTTTGTGCTAAGGACTGAATAGTTTTCCCATAAGCAATAGAAAAATTAATAGTTTTAGCCCGGGATCTCTCTGTTTTATAAAGTTTTTCTACCTCTGCTACTTCACAATCTAAATTAAAAATTTTTAAAGCCATAGCAGAGTGCATATCATGACCTAAATTAAAACCTTCTACCCATGAAGGCTCCAAAGAACAATGTGCAAGGCACCTAAGCTCCATTTGTGAAAAATCTTTAAAAATAAATACATAGTCATCTTCGCATTCCCAAATAGACTTAACAATATCCCCGTCATTCTCCTTTCTAGGAAGATTAGTAAGATTAGGATCTCTACACTTCAACCGCCCGGTTAAAGAATCTAAAAAGATGTCTGGATGAACCCAGCCGATCTTTCCGCCACCTGTGACCTCCTCCATTCGCTCTAAAGCTGCAGTAACATAAGTACTATTTATCTTAGAGGCTCTTCTGTACTTAAAAACATGCTCAACTATAGGATGATCAATATTCTTCAAAATATCAGAATCGACCACCCACCCTCTTTTGTTTCGCTTTCCTTGAAGTGCAAAACCTAACTCATCAAAAATAATAACACCCAATTGTTCAGACGAGGAAACTAAAAACTCTCTCCCAGCTAACTCATGTATTTTCTTCTCCTCTTCTAACATAATCGATAACTGCTCTTTTTCTACTGTTCTAGCTTTTTCAATATTTAAAGGGCACCCATGCATTTCTAACTGCTTAATAGCTTCCTGTAAAGGCATAACAATATTATTAAACGCCCAAATCAAGCCTTCCTTCTCTAGTAACCTTTTAAAAATAAAATACAATGAAAGAGTAAAATCAGAGTCGGCACAACCATAGGGATAAAGAATGTCCAATGGAACTTTGTGAAACCTTCTATAGCCGGGATCGTAAAAATCCAAAGCAGGATCTAAATCTTTTTTAAAATCAGAACCAGAAAGATCTAAAAAAACATCAACTAACCCTTTTTTTATAATATTTCCCCTTTCGTCAAAACTTGATTTCAATGCATGCGAGCACTCAATTCGCTCTTCATCAATTAAACAATGTGCAAGCATTGTATCAAATAAAAAGTTTACAACTTCAATTCCTAAATATTTTAACAATCTTGAAGTATCAAATTTTCCATTGTGTGCAACTTTTAAATGACCAAGAGAAAAAATCTGCTTTAGACAATCGATAACATTTGTATGACGCCCCTTCCAAAAATAACCATCATTAGAATCTATTAAAGGTACGTAAGCCGCATTACCAGGTTTCCATACAAGCTCTTCCTTATCTCGCCCCCACGCAAACGAGACACCGGCAACATTTATTTTAGCTGTTTTTTTGTAGCCCCTAATCTTTTCGGCAGATTTAACAGTAGCGTCTGTTGTTTCTATGTCAAAGGAAAACACCCCCGTCTTTAAATTAACTAAAGTATCATACAACCAAGAAAGCTTTCTTGGTGTATCAATCAAAACATAAGTTGTAGGGATTTTTAAATTAGAAAAAAACAAAGGAACCTCCGTTAGTTAATCGTCAATAGGCTCCTTATTTCTGGTACGTCTATGCTGGTCCGAAATCCAAGCCTGTAAATCTATCAAAAGTTTTTGGCAATCCCATATATCCCGTTGCTGCATATAAGGGCTGTTATTCAACGTGTCATCAGCCATCGTAAACTCTCTAAAAGGACGCCAATCAAAATAAAACTTATTTTCTTTTGGATTGTCTTTTCTGTAAATCTTTATCACACTATTACCCAATTTAATTTCATGAACAAGTTTTCTGTTATCATCCATAACAATCTCCACTAAAGTTTTCTACACGAAAAACCAAAATATAATAGCTAACCATTAGCTATTAATTCAATTATCCTAGAATATACATAATCAGAGTCTTTTTCATACAAAACCTTACTTAAAAAGCTTAATAAATCATCTTTTGTCTTTACATCCAACCTCCACAAATAAGTTGCTAAACAAAAATCTTGAAAATCACAAGAAATTTCGCAAGGTCTACCTTTTATGTTACTACAATGTTCACAAGATTTTTTTCCAGGAAGTAACGCCCTATAATTACATTCATGAAATTCTAAACTAGGGTTTGAAAAACATTCCCAGTTCAAAAGCTTTTTACGGTCTATCTCAAAATAATCTAAACCATAATACTCAAAAGCTTTTTTTAATATGTCAAAATCAAAAACAACAATCGGTCTTATTCTATTAGACATTTTCTAATACCTTTTTAAACATTAGTTTTTGTTAAAAGAACTACTTCAGATCCTTCAACATTTGATAACGCTACAGATGAATAACTTAAATCTGATAAATACACAACATCACTAAAAATAGATAAGGCTTTCAATGCAGAAAGTTTATGTACAGAAAAAGACCCTACTGAACCACCACTATCAGATACCACATCTTCAAAAGCTTCTATGCCCATTGAAGACCGACCAAAAACTCTCCAAATATTTAAATTATCTTTGTCTGTGCCAACTACACTAATTTTAATCCAAAAATCTTGATCACCAAGAGCCGACGAAACCAAATCAAAAGCGTTAAACAATATGTTTGAACAAAACTTTGATCTATTTTCTAAATAACTTAATAATGACTCCTTTTCTGCCAACTGTAAGTGCTGCATATAATTCTCGGGATAAGTATCACTAACATTATTAGCACAAATAAATAACCCTTTATTTAAGCTAAAACCTATTGAATTTTCAGATAAAAAAACATCAGAAATATCAGATCTAATAGCTTTTACAGACTTTATCAGCAAATCAGAAACAGCAACCCTTTTGTTTTCAGAAAAAACTGGAGAATTTATTGAAACATAAATAGCAGAATTACTAAACCTACAAATTTTACAAAAATTTGCATCATTTTCTAACAAAACTCCATAAAATTTCTTATCCAAACCTTTTGACTTATCATGAAGCGCAGACCAACTGTTGCAAAGGCTATCTAACAACCACTCCTTGTTATTTTTTACCAGTACCCCTGTAAACTTTGGTATATAAGTTTTTAGGCTCATAACTGGAAATCTTATTTTTATATTATCCTTACTTAAAACAAGATCATTTCTATTTATTGTAAAGTGTATGTCGCCTTCATACAATTTTTTAGAAAAAGAAAGAAATCTATCGGAGTCTATACCAACGTTAAAATCATCATTAGCTTTAATATCAGTTTTTAAATAAATATAAGACTCAACGCCTGAAGCAAAAAAAGTAATAAAACCATAATGATTTAATATATAAATAAACTTATTACTTGATGTAAATCTCTCTACATTTTTAGAAAATGTGGACAAAATATCATAACTAATAGAAAAAAATATCATAAACCCTCCAACATTTTATATTGTACAATAATTGTTAAATTAAGTCAATACCTTTTTTCAAAAAAATTAATCTTTCTAAAGATAAACCTCCAGGATCTTCGTCATAGTCTAAATCAACAATCTTACAATCCAAACCAAAAGCAGACAATTCATTAAATAAATACTGAGAAAATGAAAGACCTTTAACTTTTAAAGCCTTTGAGGCATCCCCATCTAGACAAATTATTGGAATCAAATTATAAAAATCACATAAAACTTTTATTTTATTCAATTGACTTGCCGAGGGCTCCTTCGTATTTAGCCCAACTGCCTGCTCCCCCAAGTTAAACATATTCCACACATCGGAAGCACCTTCAACAACCCATAGATATTTTGAATAGCTAGAAATAAGCCAACCTCCGTATAACATAGACTGAATTGGGCTTCCAACAGGATTCTTCCACCTTTTCTTATGATCGTCTGTTAAATAACGCACTTGAAATGTCTTATACTTATTATCTATGTCCCAAACAGGAATTACTATTGAATTTTTTATAGAAATTCCGCCACAAAAACCCCTCAAACCATACTTCAAACCAAACATTTCAACAATATCTTTTCCAAGCTTCCTTTTTATAAGATAATCAACTTCCGCTAAATCTTCCAAAAATTCATTAGAAGGAAAATCATTTATAATATCTTTTTTAATCTTTTTACTTTTCTCAAAAATATCTTCAAATTCAAAATTTGTTGTAATACCTTTTAAATCTTTAAAAACATCCTTCCAACTTTCTATCTTTTCCATTAATTTATAAAAATAAGGAAAACTACCACGAACTCCGCAAGAAACACTTCCGCAAATAAACAATCCAGAATAAACATTTATAGAAAAAGATGGAGTATAATCGTTGTGAAATGGGCAAATTGTGTGTATTGTACCGCTGCTATTCGGAGTTTTATTCGGAAATTTCTTCAAAATATAGCTTGTTTTATCCATCATGTTTAAAATCTATTGTAATTTCTTGCATTATTCCATAAATTTAACAAATCTTTACTCACTAACATTTTGTTCAAATCTGCTTCAATTACAATTTCTGAAGTTTTTATCTCAAAATCTCTAGAAAATAAAGGACACAAAACGATTAAACCTTCTTTTCTTTCCTCTTCTGTCTGATTTATAGCAATAGACATATTTATTCCTTGAGAAATATCTACAGATTTTCCACGATGCTTCATTTCTAGTCGTTCTGCTTGTGCGGCTTCCCGAGTAGCTTGAGACGCTGTTATAACTGGCACATTATAGGTATCAGCCAAATGTTTAATATCCCAAACAACACGAGCTTGTCTTAACCTTTCTTCCTTATCGTATTTGGAAGGACCTATAATATTCAAATAGTCTATAATAACGATGTCAGGCTTAAAACCCTCTTTCGCCCTTAAATTATCTATATAACCCTCAATATCTGGAATTGTAGTTTGTGTAGGCTGCACTTTAAAAATTTTTAGCCGAGCGGGCCATGAGTTTAACCAACAAAATAGTCCATCCATTTTCTCTTTTTCTTCTTGAGAAATAAAAAATGATGCTATTCGATCACATGATATTTGCGAAAATAATGAATCATATCGATTTACTGTAGTTGGAATATCATTCTCATACACCACATGTAACACATTAAACCCTTGCAACAATCCAGAAAACCCCATGGCGTTTAAAAATATGCTTTTATAGCGTTTAAATGGCGCAAAAAAGTCAACAATCATAGGTGCCTTAATTTTAAATTGAGAATCCAATCCGCTAATTCCTGTTAAAAATACAGGATTTAGCGCAGGGTTATCTCTTTCTTGCCGTCTTCTGGCTTGACGCTCTTCATAATCTTCGGCGTAATCAATAGACGCATAAACATTATCTTGGATAATACACTTGGACCGATCAACTGCATCAGAAAACTCTTTTAACATATAATCTATTCTATTAGTTCTCTCAAACTTCTCCACAATCTCCTTCGTTGAAGCTTTTATAATAGAATACGCAATAAATGTTTTGAATTTTTTTTCAGCGTCTTCTACATATGACAAATCCCTAACATATAAATGGCATAACTGACCTTTATATAAATTTATTTTTTCGCTATCGTCAAAATCCTCTAACAATAATTGATCTAAAAAATCAACCGCGATTATTCGCCAAGATCTCTCTTTTAATTTCTTTACGAACCACTTATACGAATCGACAGAAAAATAACCATCATCAACATTATTCAAGATATCTAATGTCAACAACTTAGAATCTTGCACAACAGCAGCTAAAAATTCCGTCTCTATTTTAACATCTAATTTCATACAGATTTTTCAAAATCAAAATCAACATAATAACAAATTTTCTTACCCAAAATTTGAGCCAACTTTAACTCAGCGATCATACCATCTGATAAAGTTCTAGAGCATACCCAAACCTCATCGCACCTACTCATAATACCCATACAAATCAACAAGGTCTCGTCCCTAGACAATTTATCTTGGTCGAGCGAATCTGGAATAGCCAAAAGAGGACAAAACCCAAAGACTAAATCCGAAAACTGATCAAAAGCCCAATAACACTCGCCTTCAAAGGAATCTTTATATTTTTCCCTCGTTTTAGTGTATATCTCAACTATTTTCTTTTTAGCTCTCTCTTTATTCCCATCAGGGTCACTTGTATAAGGATGACAAATATAAGGAATTAACATAAATCCTCCCACACGTCTTCGACATCAATTAATCTCAAATCTTCTGGACCACCAACTTTTATAGATCTAAATAATAAACCACCTAACGTATAATCAGATTTTATCTCTAACAAGGAATCCAACTCCCTCTCATAAAGCATTGATATCCCCTCCGGATCATAGTTACTCGTTATAATAGTTGGTAATCTGTTATTTCTTCTATAGTGAAGCATCCTCTGCAGATAAGAAAGCATAGCCTCCCTTCTCCAAGGTGAAGACTTATCTTCGTTACCCAAATCATCTAAAACAAACCACGTTGCTTTATAGGCATAATCAACATAATCTTTTTTGTTATTCTCTTCAAAAAAATCTTCAATATGCTGAAACTTATAATTTCTTGAAGATCTATAATTTCCAGGATTTACAAAATTTCTAATCGTATTAAATAATATATAATGAGTTAAAGTGGTCTTCCCTCTGCCACGGTCCTTAGAGTAAATAAACAAACTATTTCCGCTTTTATCTACTTTTAACGCGTTATTTATAAAATACTCCAAATAATTTTTTCCTTCTTCAATAAAAGGTAAATTATAAGACAAAGAGTCAACAAATTTTAAAATATTTAAATTAAAATTTCCAGAAAGTAGCCTATTATACACCCTAAATTTAGTTAAACACGTGCACGCTTCTCCGTGCTCGTTCAAACCAGACTTGTTGCATAAATTGCAACTACTTAAAAAATCTTCTTTTTCTAGCATTTTTCACAAATAATCAATCTAGACCAATCTTCTAGCCTATCACCCAATAATAATAACTCATCTGACGTCATCCAGTCAAGGTTTTTTCCTTCACTCTTCAACTTTATTAGCACAGATTCTTCCTCTGTTACAGGAATTTTATAAACCACTCCAAAATGCACCCTATTAACATTATTCTCACCATTACTCTTATATAACACGGCAACAGGGTTATTCAAACTAAAAGTTTTTCTATGTAAAAAATCAGAAACAGAGTTAGATAAATCTAATTCCTCAGAAAATTCTCTTTTTGCACAATTGTTAATAATTTGCAATTTATCCATATTTTTATAAGAAGTACTAGGAACATAATAGTCTTCGTAATTAATATGCCCGCCAATACCAATAGAAATATTGTTATATAACCTAGACTCAGACCCAATACGCTGATACGTTAAATAAAACTCCTTGCAGGTTATAATAATATAAGGAATTATTTGCTTATACTTAGGATCATCTTCCACTAAACCACGGGGCATAAAGTAAGATTGCTTTATACACTCCTTTAGCCAAAGTAAATCAGATTGAGTATAAGAAATCCCGCCTAATTCTATAGAATTAGGATAATCTCCACCCAATAGACCACTAAAGCCGTATAAAAGATTTTCCTCAAAAACCAAAACCATTTCGTTATTTTTAGTCAAGCCGCCCTCCAACGTACAGGTTTTAACATACCATTTATTCCAATACCCTCAGCATCCCAATAATTAGGATGCGCACCGTATTTTGAATATTCATCCCACGTAGGAGATGAATTATACAAATTAGGATCGTGCCAAGTTGCCCTAAATGCTCCAAAGTTCTCTGGAGTACACTTAATAACAAAATAACTATTACCTGAATAATGTCGTCTACCGCGTCGTTGCGACCCGTCTAACTTATAGTAGTAACCATCCCCTGTTATTTTCACTACTTTGTCTAAATTAGACTTGTCCATTGAATCAACACACCACCCTTTAGGGATATAACCATCTGGAAAGGTGCAACTATAGGACAACCCAAGAAACTGCCTAACATCCCGCCAAAGATCAGTAGTCCTAGCTCTTAAAAGCTCATAAGAAGGCTCAAGCCCATTATTGTTTATAAGAGTTCGTATTCTTACTATACTATCCTTATCCTTTAAAAAATTTACACAATTATTAAATTTTAATGATAGCCAATCTTCAGGATCTAATCCTTTGCTTTTAATGTCCAAAATTCTATCCAATAACCCGCAATAAGCATCAAAATAATAACCAGTATCTTGCTTTCTGACAACTTCTTTAGCTGTAATACTAAATTTGCCATAAGTTTCAACTTGAAGTAACAAAAAATTATAAAGAATATTAACAAAATCTAAAAAAAGTGTCTTATCCTCACAAGATTCATATAATTTTCTTGCCCAAGAAAAATGATTTCTGTCATTATACAATTTTAGAGGATTTTTATAGCTATCTATTGGCTTTATTGGTAAACAAATTATAGAATAATTACGAAGAGTCATTCCATCACTGTTTTCCAAAAAATCTAAAAGTTTCTCTAATTTTTTATATGAATAATCAAAACTCTTAATACAACTAGCGCAATCGTGCCAAGGTTTCCAAGAAATTGTAGTATTGGTATACCCGCTATAAGACCAAAAAATTCTAGAAAAATTTATAAAATGTTGTTTTAAATTATAAAATTTTTGTTTATAATCTAACTCTTTTTTTAGACTAACACCATTTTTTATCTGATTATCCATAAATTTTAAATTCATAATACACCTACTTTAAATATCTCAGTAAATCCGACCTACCGATTTTTATAAGCTTATCATTACTTATAGAAATAGCATCAGAAACATTACTTTTTTCGTATATCCTATCCGCAATAAATTCATCAACGGAATCTGCAACATCCAAAAACATAATTACAGCAGGTTGACTTTTGATCTTATCTAATCTTGTTAAATTCTCCTTAGCAACACGTCTGTAAATTCTATCCATAGATTGCCGATAATTAGTTAAAGAATATGGTCTGTCTATATAAATTGCTGTTCTAGCACGAGCTAAAAAATCAACTCCAGTACCAGCTTTAGCTGGAATAGCGGCAATAATTCTTGGTACTTCATCATTTTCAAATTTTTTTACCAAGTCATCATTAATATCCACCCCGCCATACAACTTTATCACACCATACTGCTCATTCCACCGATCATAAATCAAGTCAACGGCGTGCCTAAACTCAGTCCAGATAACCACCTTCTGCTCTTTATCAGAAAAAATTTCCTCTAAAATATTATCTAGCTCTAAATACTTAACCGAATCCCCTTGTTCTTCTAAAAAAGAAGGATGATTCAACAATTTTCTCAACCTCATACCAGATCCTGATAAGAAAAAATCATTAACATTTGAGTTAACATCTTTTTGAAACCCATCAACTGCTATCTTCCCTGCTACCTTATACAACTCTTTTTGTTTCCCAAATAATTCTAGCTTTCTGGTTATAAAAATCTTATCCGGAAACCCCTCCATATCTTCTTTAGTTCTCCTTATAGAGCACCTTTCTATTCTCCTTTTTAACTCAGACAAATTTTTATACCCTACAATTTTTTCATACTTATAAGGGTACTTATTTATTCTACCCGTTTTTCCATCTTTAAGAAACCTAAATTTTTCAAATTGTTTTTTTACAACAAAATAATTTTCAAACCAATCAACATTTGGCAAATGACTACTAGATAAAACACTTAGCGTACTATAAGCATTTAGCGGAGATTCAGAAATATGCGTACCAGTCATTAAAATAACTTTTAAAACTTTTTTATGAACTTTCTCTAATTCATTAAATAAATGCAATATACACTTTGTTCTTTTAGTGTCTAAATTTTTGTATTGATGCCACTCATCGACTATAACCATATCAAAATTGATCTTTATAAGTTCTGGCAAAATTTTACTAAAAATATTTGTATTTTTTTTACCTTTTAAAGACCCTTTTTCATTACCCCTTTTTTCAGAATTAACTAAATTTTCAGGATTTATTATAAGAATATCCCAATTCAAATCCTTTTCTTTAACTAAAAATTTATAACCATTATCTCTTCCAGATGGAACACAAATTGCATTTAAACTAGTATGCTTTTTTACCTCTTCTAAAAAACCATAAATTACCGATTTAGGACAAACTACCAATGTTTTTTTAACCTTACCCCCTAAAGCAACTATTGTAGCTAAAGCTTGTAACGTTTTCCCTAAACCCATACTATCAAACAACCCGACCTTTTCCTTACACAATAAGTAGGATATTCCCACCAACTGATCTTTATACAAAGAACTCTTTAACTTTCCAGAAATAAGAGCTTCCGTTTCTTTAATTTTTATACCTTTTTTTATATCATTATAATACTGATCAAGATCATTTAAATAGGATATAAATCTTGAGGCAGTCTTTGACATAACACGGTTATCAGTAACACCAATCTTATTTAATTTTTCTGTTAATGTTAAAAAATCATCGTAATCTATAGAAAAAACACCGTCTCCTAAATATTTATAGCACAAAAGAGACCTTAAAACAAAAAAAGCAGAACTATAACTAGGGCTACCCTTTTCTAATTTAACTAAAAAACTATTGTTATTAAAATCAAGCTTAATCATTAACTTTTACAAAAATATCTAAAATACATCATTTAAAAAATCATCAATGTCAATAATACGCTTATCTTCTTCAGAAACAGAACCAACCTCTAAGACTCTACCTTTCAGTAAAGGGTATTTTTTCATCCCAATGTTACTAAAATCTATAGTTTGCACTTCATACTCGTTATGACAACAATATAATGCCTCAAAAGTATTTTCCTCATCCAAACCTATTCCAGGAAGGAAAGTTTTCACAGAAAGTTTAATAATATCTAAATCTGCAGTTGATATCTCACACAAATACCAAACCATATTTCTATAAACACGATCTTTGTGTGTCGTCAAAAATTTTCCAGAAAAATTAGACCAATCTAAGAGTGTATCATTAAAATAAGCTTTTATGCTTTGCATTTTCTTTTTGTTTTTTACATAACCAATCTGAACAATTACTCTTGACATTGTTCCATCAATTCCTGAGTTAGCTGTTCAGCATTGCACAAGTACTCCAATTTTCCAGAAAAGTTATAGTTATAAACTTCTACTATTATTTTTTTCTGTAAAGTATTAAACTCCTGTGAATTGAAGTATTCAGCATAAGTAATATTACCATTTAAATAATTCGGATAAAAGTTATTATGTGTGCGTATCTGCCAATTTAAGTACCATTGAGCTTTTTCAATATCTTCTAACCCATTTTTCTTAGGATACCTACTTATATACTTAATAACATTACCTAATTTAAAATTAAAATTACAAGAAGTAATAAATTCAATAGGTTGTATATCTCCGCTATAATGCTTATCCTCATTACCAGGAGAATCTACCCACTCTTCCCTTTTTGTATATTCCATAGACTAGTCCTTTTTTAGATTTTCTCCAAAATCAACTAAATACTCTTTAATACACTCACACGCATATGAAAAATTCACTTTACCAGACTCACTATACTTAGTATAAACTAAATCAGGTACCAAAATCAAGTCAAAAATTAAACCAAACTTATTTAATTTTATAACTTCACCTCCGCGCTTGTCAGAAGAAAACCCCAAATTTACAAAAAAATTAGCAGCTTCATCACCAAACGCCACAACAAATTTTGGCTTTAATAGCTCTATCTCTCTCCTAAGAAATGGCAAACACGCATTAATTTCCCCAAAAGATAATGGTCTATAAGGATCTGGTAAACACTTACATACAGATGTATGCCAATAGTTAATATTACATAACCCAGTATCAACTAAAAAATCATCAAATAATGCTTTTGTGGTACCTAAAACAGGAGTACTGTTTATTATAACAGCAGTGCACCCAACCCTACCAACAGGTAACCGACAACTATTACAAGACCGTAACGGACATCTTACACAACTAATAATATTTTTATCTAAATCCTTTAAGCTATGTATAACTAAAGGGTTTTCAATAAAAGAATCAATATACTTCAACAAATACTCACATTCAATATTGAAAGGATAATAAGTTCGAATATTATAATTTATAACTAAACTATCAGAAAGACAATAAAACTTATCCACATTACTATCCAACTTTTTTTCTAAACATTTTTTAAGACTAAGCAATTCATTACTATTAAAATAATAAAGAAGCTCATAAAAAGTAGGTAACTTAGACAATTGATAAACTTGACGTAACATATCAAAATTATTATAAAGTTTTTTAATATACTTATCCTCGCAATTTTTTTCAAAAAAACCATCTTCTATTAAACCATTAAATGAACTAACCTTGTTTAAGATAACTTCAGCTCTTTTTGGGCCAATACCTTTTACTCCAGATAAATTATCACTTGGATCTCCACACATAGATCTAAAAAACAAATATTTTTCTTTTGATTCAAAAGAAACATCATTAATTACAAAATTATGCACTTTTTCAGTAGAAATAGGATCATAAATTTTTATAGAAGAACTAATTAGTTGCCGTAGGTCTTTGTCCCGACTTATAATGTATATATCATCATATCCTAAAAATTTTGAAAAATATTCAGAAAAAATAGAAATTAAGTCATCAGCCTCAACCCCCTCCACAAAAATGCTTCTTATACCCAAACACTCCAATAACTCAATAGCTACATTTTTTTGATTTTTTATAAGTTCTAAATCAACAGAACTTTTAAGCTTATCCCGATTAGATTTATACTTCTTAAAATAAGTAGATCTTAACCTTGGCTTGCCAGAATCCCAGAAGATAATTGGATGATAATCTACAAATTTATTAAAAAGCTTAAATAAGTAATTTAGTACTTCTTGGCAAGAAGTAGCTTCACCTTTTGAAAAAACGGCACGCCATAAAAGAAAATCACCATCAATAATTAACAATTTAGACATACAAATTCCTCAAAAATAAAATAAAAAATTAAAAAGTATTTAAAACATAAGATCCGCTTGTGATTAAATACTCATCCATATAATTTGAATTAGCAGTAGTACCTGAAGTCTTAATAATTTTAGGAAATCTTCCAACCGACACACCGCCAACAGGATTCAACGAAATAAAATTATTAGTACAAGTAATTAAGCGGGTGGGCTTAGCAGGAGGTGCTGGGTCCAACCCATTTACTATCTCTAATTCCGCCACAACACCAGAATCATCATTACTTCCATGTATAACGTTACTATCAAACATTACCCGATAATTAGAAACCACCCATCCATTAATCTTAACACCATTTATTCCGGAAGCAAAAACACCTCCAGCTTTAGTATTATCAAAAGTATTATTAGAAATAGAACAAACACCGTCAGGATAATCAAATATAGCTTGATAACAATTACTATCTACAGTACCACTAAAAACAATTTTAGTAGTACAGCCACAGACCTTATAATTACCAACAGGTGCGGTATTGAGATGGTTCACCCAAAGACAAGCACAAGTATAAGATATGTTCGCCACAGAATCACCACCAAGAACGAGGTCACAACCATTTATAGTAAAATGCTGACAACCACTACGTATTGTTATATTCCTAACTTGATGCCCTAACCCTGTAGCATTATTAAACCCCAACCTACATACACAATTATTAATAGAAAAATAAAGACAATCCTCTCCAACTATTATATTACTATTATCAATGCCTATAGAAGCTAAGCTTTCTGAATCCATTAATAAACTACAATTAGATATGGAAAACCCTTTACAATTAGATGAAACATATATGCAAGAATTCATATCCCCAATAGAGCCAGAATCAGTCAAAAGAACATTACAATTATTTATTACTAAATCTATACAATTAAGTACATAAATTCCAGCACTACCAACAGTACCTGAGCTAATATCAAATAACTCATAAACCTTTACATCATTCCCAATAACGCTGTTATTATTTGCAGCGTTCAATTCAATTCCGCAAGAAAGTGCAGTTATTTTGTTACCCACTATGCTACAAGAGTTGTTACTTCTAGAACTAATACCTATTTTTGAGTCTTCCGTAGAATTATTAGTTATATCACAACTTTCACTCCCATTATTTCTTATCCCAATAGTATAAGAATTAGTTACTCCACCATCATAAACACTTATACTATTATTTTTAATAGCACAAAATTTCAAATTACTAGAACTAATACCATAAGAAGAAGCAGAAATTGGTGCACTAACAGGGGCAGTAATAGACACAATATTATTCAAAATATTTACTAAACTATCATCGCTACCGCCAGCCGCTAAAATACCATAAATTGAAGAATTTGTAGAACCTTCTACTACAAAATTGGTTATAGAGTTATTTGAAATATTTGCAGAAATTGGTCCGGCACTAACATTCGCAGATATCGCATAAGTTGACCCATTAACGCTTTTACAAATAATAGAATCTATACTGTTATTACTAATATTTAAATTACTACCAGAAACAAATGGTATAGTGGTATAAAGTACATAAAAATTAATAATTCCTCCAGTCGTAGTATAACTATATCCTTGTATTTTATTGTTTACAATATTAATGTCATAAAAAGAATCAGATAAAGGCTGAAGTACCTCTGACACTACAGTTATAACACCTGAACCGTAAGCTGACGAAAAAGAACCAAATTCTATATCTGCGCCAGTTTTATTGTTATATCCGCCATAAATATAATTACCACAAA